TTAAAAAAAAAATATTTTTATTAAAAAAAAATATTATAATATATAAGAAATGACAGAAAAGATTATTCATTTTTTATGGTTAAATTTTAACAATTCAAGTGATGGAGTATTAGATGAAACACTTACTTTTTTTAAAAATAGAATTGAAATTTTACACCCTGAAAATAATGGATGGAAAATTCATTTTATATATAGATGGAATGAATGTTTAAAAAGTATTGAAGATGTACCGTGGCTTCAAAATCTTTTATCTAATCAATTTGTATCTCCTGCACATAAATCAGATGCATTGCGTTATTATTATTTATATACAATGGGAGGTGTTTGGATTGATATATCAACATTTTTAGTAACTTCACTTGATTCATTAGTTGAAGAAAATAACAAAGGATTTACAACTTATTATATGCCCAGTGATAATTGCGCCAGTTGGCTAATCCAAATATCTTCTCATATTTTTGAAAGTATAAGTGCTAAAGAATATAAAAATAAAATTATTCCTGAACAAAAAAAATATATTGATATTAAAAATAAAGATTTTGATTTTATTACTGAAAATTATTTTTTAATTTCATCAAAAGGAAATGAAGTATGTGAAAATGTTTTAAAACAACTTGAAATGTTTTGGACTAATGCATTACCTAGTATAAATTCAAAAGAAACTAATGATTTTGAATTGAATAAATTAATGTATGATTTATTACAACAAGTTTATAAATTAGATGTTAATCATTTACCATATTTTAAGTTAATAAAATTAAGATCAACCGCATCACTCGCCGCCAATAAAGAATTAAATATGACAATTTTAAAAGATTATTTTGAGAATGGTTATTTTTTTAATTATTTACAACTTTATTTAGCAATAGTAGAGTATTCAATTAAGAATAATGGAAGATTAGAAGTTTTACCACTTTCTGATAATAAAAAAGAATTAATAAATCATTCTAAACTAAATACATTTTCTAAAGAAGTTTGTGATATTGATAATTGCAATAATAAACAAATTAGTTTTAGTGATAGTAATAAAAATATAAAATTATTATCCGCTGCATACAATCGTTTGAGCAAATGGAGTGATAATAGAGAAAATCGCATAAGTTGGGAAAAGACTTTTGCTGGTGATATACTCGATAACACAGAATATAGCCCCAATCAAATTTTGGAAATGTTAAAAATTATGGACATAACACAACTTAAATATAGTTCTTATACAAGAGGTAGAAGTAAATCTATTGAAAGATTAAAAGAATTATTTAATAAACCATTACAATATACATCAATAAGAAGAAGTAAATCATCAAGAGGATCAGCGCAACTTTTACCAGTTGATGAATAATAAGTTTTATTTAAAAAGACCCCCAAATTATCTTTAAATGATGATATGTTTGATTTCCATATAATATTTTTTTACATCTTGTGGTTTTATTTCTTTTTCTTGAAATAATTTCAAATAGTTGTTTAACATCAATTTAGTTTTTTTATTTTTAGTAATTTCTAATCCTTTATTTACTAAATGAATTAAGCTATTTCTAAATTTATTATTGCATTTATCGATTTTGCATTGAATATAATAAACGGCTTCTTTCTTTTTATTTATTTCATTTAAAATCTTATTGCTTTCTTTCTGATATTTATCTTTAGTTATGAAGCCATTTGAATGTTTTTGAAATAATATCCCTAATCTTCTATAGCCATTCATTTGTATTTCTGTGTATTCTTCTGTTTCTTTTTTGCATTCTTTTAATGAACAATCCACTAATTCTATTATAGCGTCCAATGATGCTTTCTGATTTGTCATCCTATCTCTTTGAATAGACAAAAATTATCTAAATCGGTCCAATTGGTTCAATCAAATTCATATTTTTGATGTTTATATGCCAATTATAATTATTATAATAAATATAAATCAGAATATTATCATCAAAGATTAATGAATTTTTTCCATAATTATCAGCATTCAATTTTAATTTAACCAATTTCAATAAATTGATTTCTTTATTACTCGGAATAGTCATTTTAGCTTGACTATTATGATCAATCATATAATCATTAATAAAATGGACAATATCATCAATGTCTGATAATTTCATTTCTGAAGTTAAATTTAATTAAAAAAGAAGAAATCATTTTTTTAAATATTTTCTAATAATAATATCAATATTTTTTCAAAAACAATAATTATATTAAGAATAAATAATTCCTAATTTAATAAAAATAGTTATGATATCTATTGGATTTTTTATTTTTATATTTTTCATATTATTAGTTATGATTATGTATTTTACAGCATTCATAACATAACTATTACAATTAGCCATTCTACATTTAATAAAATCAATAGTTTCTTTTCGATTATTAATCTCTTTAATAATATTATCTTTTTGTTTTTGATTTTTTTTTAATTTATTATAAGCAATATCTTCAACTTTTTTATAAGCCTTCATTTTATTATTGCATTTTTCATTCGAACATTTCATCAATTCCATTATATCAGATATTTGCGTTTTTTTCATTATTTATATTAAATGAACAAAATATTATTTATTCATCATAATCTGAAATCTCATCATCACTAACGCCATCATAATCCTTGTATTTCTTTGAATTAATCTGCTGTTCAGTGTTTGAAATCTTATTCAATTTGATCTTCATATCATTGACTAAAATGAAATTTCTAGTAGTTTTTGCATTAAATTTATTAGTTCTTACTGTATTTCCAGTAAAGATACCGTTTTTGTAAGTCTTATGCATTGATTGATAATTATTCATATAAAAAAGACAATCATTTTTTTTATTTTTGGTTTCTTTTATTTGCTTTAATTAAAAAAAATGAAATCAAATATTTTAAACTAAAAAATACAAAATGGCTGAAGTTATTGTATCAGCATTTGGAATTGGTTTTGCAGGTATTTGTGCTATAAATGCAATCGATGCAAAAAATGCATCAGTAAAACGCAGAGAAGAAATAATGAAAAAGATTAATAAAGAAAGAGAAGACATAGAAAATAAATTTGCCTTAGCATTTAAGAAAGCAGATAAAGTCACATTTATAAATAAATTTATTGACGAAATTCCCGAATTGTCTTATTATGAGGCAGCACAATTGAAAAAGAAATTGGGCAATATTTATTTGGAATGGAATGACAAATGATGTTTTCTAAAAAAATAGTCAAAAATTTTTGGCTATTTAAAGAGACCCACAAATATTAGTTTTTTCTCTCATAACTTTAAATAATGGTATAATATCATCTGCATCACCATTGTCTATTAAAGTTTGATAATGTTTTTCTAATTTTTTTAATAAAACCTTTTTAAGAGCTTTAATTTTAATATCATTTATAGTTTTTTCCATTTATTATAATATTCATAAAAAAATATTTAAAGAAACCCCCAACTTATCTTTAAGTCATTTATAAATAACGATATAAACATATAACATTTATAATTTAATTGTTATTCCAACAATGATTATTGATGATTATTTGAATTATCACGATGAGTATCGTGTGAAGTATGGAGAAAATACGGTAATTTTAATGCAAGTAGGTTCTTTTTTTGAATTATATTCAATTATTGAAAATGATCCATTTATGTCAAGGATTTCTGATATCTGCAATATTATAGTTTCTAGAAAAAATAAAGCAATTAAAGAAGTTTCAAGAAATAATCCAGTTATGGCTGGTTTTCCTTTATATACTTTAAATAAATTTGTTACTATTTTAACTGAAAATAATTATACTATTATTTTAATTGAACAAGTTTCGGCACCTCCTAATCCTGATAGAAAAATTACAGAAATTATTAGCAAATCTACTTATATTAGCAATGGCACACCTTCAACGAAAAGTAATTATATTATGGTTATGTATTTTGAAGAATTGAAAGATGGTTTGCTTGTTGTTGGAATAGCTGCCGCTGATCTTACTACAGGGAAATCTTTTGTTTTTGAGAGCGGAGCAACAAAAACAGATAAAAACATAACATTAGATGAGGTTTATAAATTGCTTACTATCTATAATCCAACCGAAATTTTAATATTATCTGAAAATGAAATTAAAAATAAAAATCAAATTATTGAAATTACCAATTCTATAAATTCCATTGTTCATCAGAAATGGAATAAATATGAGCTTTTTCCAATTATTAAAAAACTTGATTATCAAAATAAAATTCTTGAGAAATCATATGAAAATAATTCTCTTCTTTCCATTTGCGAATTTTTAAATTTAGAAAGAATGAATTATGCAAGGTTGAGTTTATGTTCTCTTCTCCAATTTGCCTATGAACATAATGCAGATATTATTAAAGAATTGCAAATCCCCACAATCTTAGAGCAATCTAAAATTCTTAATATTGAATATAACAGTTCCCTTCAATTGAATATCATAAGTAACAATTCAAATGACAAACCTTTACTAGATATCTTAAATAGATGTTCAACTGCTTTTGGATGTCGTCAATTCAAAGAAAGACTTTTAAATCCTATCACAGACCCTGAAGAATTAAATGTGAGATATCAAAAGATTGAAGAACTTTTAAAAAATAATAAATTCAAAATTATTAATAAATATCTTAATCAAATCAATGATTTGGAAAGAAGCAAAAGAAAGATTTTATTTAAAAAATTTAATCCCAGCGAATTTAACTGTTTCTTTAATTCCCTCGAAAATGCAATTGAGGCTTTTAAGGTTGTTGATAATTCTAATATCATTATTAAAATAAATTCTATTATTGATTATTTAAAAGTTTTGAATTTAGATGAATGTTCTAAATATAATATTATTGATATTAAAACTAACATCTTTAATGTTGGCTATCTTCCTGAAATAGATGAACTGACAACAACTAGAAATGATAAACTCAAACTTTTAAATTCTATTTGTGATAGTATTAATGAAATTGGTGATGAGACTATAGGAAAACTTGAAAATAGTGATAAAGAGGGTTATTATATCTTAATTACTAAAAAGAGATATGAAACAGCTATGAATAAAAATAAAAAAATTATGTCTAAATTTGAAAAGAAAATTATTAGTTCCAATAATAATAATCTCAAATTAACATCTAATGAAATTAATGAAGCTTCTGCAGCAATTGAAACAATTGAAACAAAAATGCAATCAATTGTTTTAAAAGAATATTTAAGTTTCTTGACAAAATTTTTAAACGAAAATAAAAATAATTTAGATTTCATTATTAATGAACTTACAGAACTTGATATTAATAATTGTAATGCCAGAAATTCATTTGATTATTGCTATCATAAACCAACAATTTCAACAAATTCAGAAACGGCTTTTATAAATGCTGAAAATGTAAGACATCCAATTATTGAACGAATTTATAGTGATATTGAATATGTTGGTAATGACATCTCTTTAAATCAGAATGGAATTTTATTATATGGAATTAATGCTTCTGGGAAATCGTCATTTATGAAGGCTGTTGGATTATCAATAATTATGGCACAGGCTGGAATGTTTGTTCCTTCTACCAATTTTCAATATTATCCTTACAGACATATAATGACCCGAATTTGTGGTAATGATAATATCTTTAGAGGAATGAGCAGTTTTGTTGTTGAAATGACAGAACTTCGAAATATTCTTCAAAGGGCTGATAATAATAGTCTCATAATTGGAGATGAAATTTGCTGTGGGACTGAAGCTATTTCAGGTGTTGCTATTGTTTCTGCTGCTATAAATGAACTTGTTTCTAAGAAGGCATCATTTATATTTACAAGCCATTTACACGAACTAACAGATATTTCAATAATTAAAGAAAAGATTTTAGAAGATAAATTGAAAATATTTCATATGCATATAGAAATTAAAGATGATTTAATTATTTATGAAAGAAAATTGAAAGAAGGTCAAGGATCAAATATTTATGGTATTGATGTTTGCAAGTCATTAGATATGCCATTAAACTTCATGAAAAATGCAGAAATGATTAAAAAAGAGATTTTAGGATTGAATACAACTATTATAAATCCTAAAACTTCAAATTATAATTCTTCTATTTATATGGATATTTGCGAGGTTTGTAAGAAAAACAAAGCAAATGAAACACATCATATTAATTATCAAATGAATGCAGATGAAAATGGAAGATTTGATAATTTTAATAAAAACATTCAACATAATCTTATAACAATATGTGATGAATGTCATAAAAATGAACATAATGGAAATATAAGTATAGTAGGTTATAAAATGACAAATAAGGGGAAAAAACTAGAAGTTGAAAGTAAAAGTAAGAAACTTATTAAGCTTGATAATGATGTTTGGTATTATAGGACACGAATGAATGCAAAATGGCATCCAACAACAGAAGAAGATTTGATTTTATTTTATAATAAACAGATGAAAACAACTAAAACAGGTGCCGAAATTTTAGCTGAATTTCTTTAATTATTTATTTTTTCAATAATATTATACATCTTCATGATTATATTATTATCATTAACGATGATGATCGAAACTGTGTATAATACTAATAAAAAACCAACATTACTAAAAGATGGATTTAAAATATTTAATCATGATAATATCGAAGAAATAATTTTATTTTGCTTGATTATGAATTTATAATTAAAGGATGTACATTATCAATATTTCATAGAGATGTAACGTCAAGTGCATATATTTACAAAACTAAACATCCAGTTTATACAATCATTTCATATTATAATAAAGGACAATTATTATCAGTATGTCCGGAAAGTCATTCAACAACACCATTTGTTATTCAATCGCCAGTTATTATAAAAGGAGAACCTAAGACATCTATTTTATTTAATTGTGATTTGGTTCATTCTGGTGCTTTAAATAATATAGGAGAAGAAAGATTAGCAATTCAGAGAAAGGTATGTCATAAAGATGATATTAAAAAGTTATCACATTTGATAGGAATTAAAAAAATCAATTTTGGAAAATGTGATAAGAACAATAAAAATTATTTTTATTTATTGAGAAAGGTATTATTAATATTTTCATATGTATTCAACCATTTATTAACAAAATATTTACAAAATAAACCAGAAAAAGATAGTATAAGCGAATATTTAATAAATAAATATTATATTGGTGATTTTTATAACAAATAATTAAAAAATTGATTATAAATTTTTATTATTAAAGGTATATAACAATGTTTATAACTAATCTTAAAATGATTGAACCGGCGACGGCATCCATTGCTGTATATTTATTATCAAATACCAATAAAATTAAACCAACTATTTTAAAAAAGGAGCCATTTTTCTATAAGAAAAAGATATGCAAATGGATAAAGAAAAATAAACATTTGATGATTGAAGTTGGAATTGAAGAAATTTCAGACTTTATATTTGATGTTGCAAATTATATTCATTTTCTAATTCCAATTTCTGTTCCAACAATAACATTAGCATTAACATTATATTGGATAATAATAATTATTTTTATATTAGTATAAAATAGTATAATATATGAATAGTAGCAGCAGTGGTAGAAAATCATCATCCGTGCAAAATGCGAAAAAATTAATTAGTAAGGAATTGGCAAAACGAGAAAAGCGTTGTAATAATAAAATCATTTATGAATATAAACGCCCGACTGCTGATCCTTATGAAAAATATGATAATCTTGATTTATTCAAACAAGATAATCCTTTTGACACTGAAAAGAGTTGTAAAGTTCTTATTAATGATAGAAAAATAAAAACTGATAAAAACTCTCAATATTATAAAGATATTTATACTAAAGCTCGATGCAGAACAGCAAAAGGTGTTTGGAATAAAAAAACAGTAAATAGAAATAATACTTATGATATGGGTAATTGTTGGGTTGATAATGATGATGCAGAATGTGGAGAACTACTTGAAGATAGTAAATTTTTAAGAGATGGAGAAATTTCAAGAGATGAAATAAAAAAAGCTCAAAAAACTTGCAATTCAAATGATAAATGTGATTTAAAACGCATTTCAAGTAATAAAATTGATTGTGTTGCTAAATCTAAATTTAATAAAGAAGAAATTGAAAGTAATGATAATAATGAAAGTAAGAAATCATCTTCTTCTAGAAAATCAATATCTGGAAGAATTAATTTTAAAAATATGGAAAGTTCATTATATGATTTATATAATTCTAAAGATGCACCAGAAACTTTAAAATTAATTGGAACTGGGAATAGATGTGTAGAAGGATATACCGAAGAAGCTGAAGAAATTCATGATGATATTAGAGATGAATTAATAATTGAAAATCCTAATAAAGATGAAGAAAAACCAGTAATTGCACAATTAGAACCAATAAGAAATATAACTTCAATGAGAAAATATATGGTTTTTAATTATACAAATTATCTGCGTCATATTTATTTTTTAATTATAAATACATATCCAGATATATCTAATCAATCTCATGTAAAATTATTAAGTTTATATATAAATCCAGATCCGAATGATAATTCAATAATACTAATATTAATTAAATTTAAAACTGCGTTAGATGCATATATTCAAAAATTTAAAACAAATTATTTTATGTCTCGAAATAATTTTGATCTTATTGATAAATATGCAGGAGCATTTTATGATAAATGGTTCACGTCATATTTTTATGATCCATTAACAAAAGAAGGATTAGATAATTATGATTATTTTCAGAAATTATTTATAGAATATTTTATAAAATTATTAAATCCTAATGTTGCAGCAGATGTTGTTATACTCAAATATTATATGGGAGATATTGCAAAAGAAAGATTTGAATATTTTAAGAAAAGTTATAATCGTTTAATAAATGAATTGAAACAAAAATATGAAGAATTAAAGAAAAGCCCATTTGATGAAAAAATAAATGAAAGAATTCAAATATTAAAATTTGATGTTGAAAATTTATATTTGCGTGATTTCAAAAATTACTTTACTCATGAATTTTCAATGGAAAAAGAAAGAAATAGACAAATTCACCAAAAATGCATTAGATATTCAATATCTTTAGCTAATCCAAGAGAAGAAAGTTTTAAATTATTATTTGCTAAACATTCAAATTATGTTCCTGTTAGTTCAAGTATAACTGCTTTGGAAGAATTTATTGAAGAATATGACGAATTATATAGAAAAAGAGATACAGATCTAGACAAATATTTTAATATTTATAATAAATATTTTCCAGATTATTTTACAATAGAAGAATTATCTTTTTATAATAATTTTGTTAAAAATAAAATTATAAATTTAGATCCTAATAATACAGCTGATTATATAGATTTAGCTAAATATATTGATGATAAAAATAAATTAAAAGAATTCAAACAATTTTATAATTTAATTGATAAAGATGAAACTTCTAATTTTGATAATCAAATGAAAAAATTATATAAAAAATATTTTTCTCATTATTTTGAAGATACAGAACTTAGATCATCTTCATCATCTTCTTCATATGTATCTTCTAATTCATCATATGGACCATTATTATCATCTTCGTCAAGATCATCATCAAGACCTGAATATTCATCACCTGAAGTTTTTGTTCCTAAAAATCCTAAATTGCCAACTGTTCCACAATCAATAATTAATAATATTTGTAAGACTATTCATAATAATGATTTAGATAAACGAGGGATGTTAATTTGGCATTCTACAGGAAGTGGAAAAACTTGCACTGCTACTTCTATAATGGACGGATTTTGGGGAACAGATAAGAAAATTATTTATTGTAGTAGTGTTGAGGCTATAAGCAGCAATCCTCCTATAAATTTTTATAAATGTGCAACTGACCTATTTCCACGATTTGCTGGAAAATCTCTTAAAGATGTTGAAAAGAGTTTTAAGAATGTTTTATTTTTAACTTTTGCAAAATTAGCAAATAGAATAGAAAAGAAGCAGATAAAATTGGATAATTGTATTTTAATTATAGATGAGGTTCATAATCTATTCAGACCTTTAATAACTCAAAGAAAACATCATCAATATTTAGAAAAATTATTATTGTCTGGTTCTAAATTTCCAAATATGAAAGTATTTATATTAACTGCAACTTTAGGCGATAATCCTTCTGAGATATTTAAATTATTAAATATAGTCAGAGATAATCAAACTTCTGAATTTGTTGAAAGTGATTTGAAGGATGTTGATCATTTCAAGAAGAAAATAAGAGGATTAGTGTCTTATTTTGATATGTCCAATGATACTAGTAAATTTCCAGTAGTTGTATATGAAGAACCTAAATTTATTGATATGTCTAAGAAACAGTTTGAAGAATATGTAATTAAATATAAAGATGTTAAAGAAAGTGCCAAAGATTTTGACAAATTATCAAAACTCAATTCTTTGAATAAATATTGGGCTGCAGCTCGTCGTTATTCAAACTCCCTTTATAATCTAGAAAAAGGAATGAAACTTCGAGATTTTAGTGCAAAATTAGAAGAATTATTATTAGAAGTAGATAAATATCAAAATAAAAAACAATATATTTATTCTGCATTTTATGAAAATAAAGGTTATGGTGGTCATGGTATTTTAGCTATTTCAAAACAATTAGAAGAGAAGGGATATTCGCGCCTTACACCAGGAGAAGCCATTAAAATTTTAAATAATCCAAATAAAGAAACTGAAGATAAGAAGCCTAGATATATATTAGCAGTTAGCACTCAATTAGGAGTTAATAAAGGCGATGATTTAGATAAAATGAGAGCATTATATAATGCAACTTTTAATAAAAATGGTGAATATGTGCAATTGTTTTTAGCTTCTCAGAATTATAATGAAGGTATTGATTTGAAAGCAGTTCGCCATATTCATATCTTTGAACCTCTTATAACTTGGGCTAGTGATAAGCAAACTATAGGAAGAGCAGCTCGTTTATGTTCCCATGCAGATTTAGATAAAGGAGATTGGAATGTTCATATTCATCGTTATATGAGTAATTTTCCTACAAATAAAGTTGATCCTGAAAATGTGGCAAATCGAAATTCTGTATTAGCAGCAATTGCTGAATTGGAAGCAGAAGAAGTTAAATTGAAAAATGGATTGAAAAAATATACATCTGAAAATAAAGATATTTCAAAACAAATAACTAAACTTAAGAAAGCAAAGGCTGATTTATCTGAATATGAAAATAAATTTTCTACTAATAACAGTATTATTGATAATATTAAAGAAAGAATTGAGAAAAATAAAGATGAATTAAAACAACAAAAAGTAGAATTAAAGAAATATCCAGATGAATTGGCACCACCTAAAGGAAGAGGTAGAACAAAGAAAACAGTTGATGCCAGCGATGTTGAGAATATTGATAAATTTATTTATAAAAATTCAATAGCTAAGATGCAACATATACTTTCATTATATCAAGCAATGAAAGAGGCGGCGGTTGATTGTCAAGTATTGAAAAATTTCCACAGTTCAGGAAATCAAGAGATTTCATGTCATAAATATTGATAATTATTTTTTATTTTTTTTATAATTATAGAATAATGACTATATACGATTGTATTATTATTGGTTCAGGTCCAGCTGGATTAACTTTTGCAACACTAGCAGACAAAAATGAGAAAATTATGATAATTGAAAAAGATAAATTTATTGGAGGTTGTCATAAGGTTAATAGACAGAAATATGAAAATGAAAACTATTTTTGCGAACATGGACCAAGAGTTTATTTTAATAATTATATAAATTTCAAAATGATTTTGAATAAGATTGGATTAAAATTTAAAAATGTTTTTGCTAAAGGTAATTCATCTTTAAGTGATTTAATCTATGAATTGTCAGTTAAATATAAAGTTTATGATTTTCGAGAAATATGGTTAATGACAGTTGAATTTTTTAAATTATTATTGGATCCTAATTATGCAAAAAAACTATCATTAAACGATTTTATGAAATCAAATAATTTCACAGAAAAAGCTTTTAAATATACTGATCGTTTTGTTAGAATTAGTGATGGAGGAGATATTACTAAAATTTCTTTAAATACTTATCTTCATTTAATAAATGAAACCCTTTTATACACAGCATGTGTGCCAAGACTTCCGAATGATGAAGGATTATTTAATATTTGGAAGAATTATTTAAATTATGTTGAATTTAAATTTAATACTGCTATAAATAGAATTGAGAAAGATAATAATGGAATTATAAAATTAATATCAGATGATAATAAAACTTTTCTAACAAGACGATTAATATTAGCTATTCCTCCATTGAATTTATATAAAATTCTTGAAAATTCACCCGAGGAATTAAGAACAATTAATGATTTAGCGGAATATTCGGAAAAAACAGAATATAATGAATATGTTTCTATTACATTTCATTGGAATTTTGAAATAAAAGAATTAAAAGATATAAAAGAGAATTTAATTAATGATACGGATTGGGGAATTATCAAAATCATCTTATCAAATTATATGAAATTTAAAGAAAGAAATTCAAAAACAGTTATCAGCTGTTGTGCATCTTATTTAGATAAAAAAAGTAAGATTTTAAATAAAACTGCAAATGAATGTAAAGATAAAAATGAAGTTATATATGAGATCTATAGACAATTAAAAGAGATATACCCATATCTTCCTATACCAACATTGGCTTTTATAAATAATTATTATGAGAATGGTGAATGGAAATCTAAAGAAACTGCATTTATAAAAACTGTTAATTATAATTATCTCAAAAATGATAAATTAAGTGATAATATTTATATTCTTGGAACACATAATGGAAATGCTAAAAATCATTTTACTTGTTTTGAAAGTGCAGTTAGTAATGCGATAGCATTGATTAATAAAATTTATAATAAAGATTATCCTATAAAAAAAGCATTTACAATTAAAGATTTAATAATGATGATTATTATTTTTATTGTCATATTTTTATTTATTATTAATTATTAATACAAATGGCAGATAATAAAGATGATGAGGTTATGATATTGATTGAGGATAGTGCTACCACAGCTGCAATGACATCTAAATTAAAAGCCGATTTTGTAAATATATTACCAACAACACCTGCATCTAAGGAAGACAGATTATTAACCTTATATGATTTTTCAGAAAAAAATCAGAATAAAGATTGTCAGACAGAAACAAGCGATGCTTCTAATGAAATTTCATATCGAAGAGATAAATTATTGAAGTCAATTAAAGAAAATAAGAAGAAATTGAATACATCTTTATATATTATTTCATCAAAATATGATTTAATTTATTTCAGATATAATCGCATTTCATTATTAATATTAATTGTATCAACAATAACCACTTTTATAGAAGCAATAAGATTGACATTAATCAATTATCAAAATGACACAAAAGATAATCAGATGCAGATGATAATTTCAAAAGAGACAATATCATTAATAATAAGTATGTTTTCATTATTTCTAGGAACTTTTCTTACAATTTTAAGTTCAATTGTTAAATTTAGAAATTATCGTGAAAATATGGAGAAATTGAAAAACATTCATGATATATTATTTAATTATAAGATTATGTATAATAAACAATTGGATCTTATTGAATTTTTCACATTATCAAATAATTTAACTGTTGAATTATTTGATAAGCTTGTCGAGAATGTGGAGATAATTAATAAAGAAATTAAAGATATAAATATATTTGAAAATATCAGAATAAAAGATATTATTAAGTTTAATAAAATTAAAGCTGATCATGATGTTCAATTAAAGAAATTATCAACTAAAAAAGAATTAGAATTTTTGAAATTGACAATTGAATCAACACGAAATAAATGTTTATTCGAAAAACAAACAAATGAAATAGAAGAAGATGTTAATAATCTAAAGAAAAATAAAGTAGGATGTTTTTAATTTGAATAAGCTAAACCACCCATACCTGATAGGATACGAAGAACATTATAATTAACAGTGTAAATATAAATAGTGCCATTTACTGAAGAAGCAACAGATAATACAGCAGTATCTATACGAGACATGTTAAGAGTTCCAGAAGGTTGATGATCTTCTGGCTTGATGGCAAAGGAATAAACATTGATGCCATTATTGTAAAGATTGGGAGTATATTCGTGATGTTGATAAGGTTGAACAAGGTTGAAATAACTTCCTTTGCGTTCAGCAAAACGATCATTGCCATTTAATTGTATCTTGGCTTGAGTGATAGGATTGCGACCAAGAACATACTGATTATCACTATTACGATCAGAGAAATTATTCCAATATGGAGTGCATAATGCACCAGAAGCAGTATCAGGCTTAACAACCCAGACTAATTCCTTACAGGGATGATTGAAATTCATGCGAATAGACTTCATTGAATTGGTAGTATTTCCAGAAACAGTATCAGCGCCAGTAAATTGAAGTTGTTCAATTAGATACTCATGAGATAGTTGAGCAAATCGTCGGCGTTCATCAGTGTCAAGGAAGATATAATCAACCCATAGAGAAGCAGCACTTAAACTTATATTAGTAGCAGTTCCAGTTAATTGAGCATTGGTATTTCCAGCAGTAACAGGAGTAGTATAGGCAGCATCATATATATTAAAAGCACGATCAGAATAATTTGCACCAGTATCAACAATATTTGATACAGATTCAAATTCTATATTTATTTTTACTTCATGATATTGAAGAGCTATTAATGGAAGAGCTAAGCCAACATTGCGACAGAACCAGAATTCAAGAGGAACATAAACTGAATAGCTATTTGTAGCATTTAGTAATATAGAACGATTAAATTTATCACCACCAACCATTAGTTTATAGCCATCACGCTTTCCTACTGGAAGTGATAATTCATTCCATATATATAACCATTCTGAATAATGCTTATCAATGCGTTGTCCGCCTATTTCTAATTCAATCGTTTTTAATAACTTAAGACCAAAAAATGGAACTAATGCAACTGGATTATTCATACCTGATACAGCTGCAGTATTATTATTAGTAATAGTACCAGTGAAATAAACACGGCTTATTAAATCACCGTTTCGAGTAACTTGGCAAGTAACGCGAGAACCAAATGAAGAAGAACCATTGAAAGTTTGTTCAATAGCTTCTATTGCGAAATTAGTATGACGGCGATAAGCAACTTTAAAAAAAGTAATTTGAGGATTACCAGTTAAATAAACGTCCTGAGCACCATAAGCAACAAGTTGAATAAGACCACCACCCATTTATGCTATATTCTTTATACTATAATAGGAGAAAAAAAAAGTATATAATTTAATTTGAATAAGCTAAACCACCCATACCTGAAAGAATACGGAGGACATTATAATTAACAGCATATACATATAATATAGAATTTGCTGGTATATAATCACTAGCATTTGTGTTGCCTGTTGCTTCTTCAAAGTTTAAATATAATAAAGCAGTATCAATACGAGACATGTTAAGAGTTCCGGATGGTTGATGTTCTTCTGGTTTTAGAGCAAATGAATAAACATTTATACCAGCATTTGTTGGTATATTCTCATGATGTTGAAATGGTTGGATAAGATTAAAATAACGACCTGGACGTTCATAGAAACGATCATTGCCGTTTAATATTAATTTAGCAGATTTAATTGGATTTGAAGGTAGTGCAGCAGATAAAGCAGATTTTCCTGCTACATAATTTACATTAGTTTGGAATAATTCAGTTTTTAAATCAGTATAATTTCTTGGAAGACTAGAACCATTACTTCCAGGAGTTATATTAGTTGCTGCTGTTGTATAATTAAACCAGTTAGCTTTCTTTGCATCATTATCTTCATTATTAGTTATAAACCATACTAATTCTTTGCAAGGATGATTAAAATTTAATTTAGTTTTTAGACCAACAGTTGAAGTAACAGCCTCTTGACCAGTAAATTGAAGTTGTTCAATTAGATATTCATGAGATAATTGAGCAAATCGTCGGCGTTCATCAGTATCTAAAAAGATATAATCAACCCATAGTGTAACAGCAGATAAAGCAGGAGCAGTAGTACTTGCAGCAACTTTTACACATTTTTCAGCAGCTTCGAAGTTAAGGTTAATCTTAACTTCATGATATTGAAGAGCTATTAATGGAAGAGCTAAGCCAACATTGCGACAGAACCAGAATTCGAGAGGAATATAAAGAGTATTTGAACCAAGTTCTTTTCCACCATAAGCACCAACCATTTCATTATATCCACGGCGTTTAGATATAGGTAGAGAAAGTTCATTCCATATGTATAACCAATGAGAATAATGCTTGTCTATCTTTTGACCACCAATTTCAATTTCAACATAATTTATTAATCGGAGACCATAATAATTATAATAATAATCACTAGTTCCAGTTAAAGTTGGAACAGTTAATTGTAAATACATGCGATTTATTAAATCACCATTACGAGAAATTTGGCAAGTTACACGAGAACCATAACCTGGAGTTCCATTGAAATTTTGTTCAATCGCTTCTATTGCGAAATTAGTATGACGGCGATAAGCAACTTTAAAAAAAGTAATTTGAGGATTACCAGTTAAATAAACATCCTGAGCACCATAAGCAACAAGTTGAAGAAGACCACCACCCATTTATGCTATATTCTTTATACTATAATAGGAGAAAAAAAAAGTATATAATTTAATTTGAATAAGCTAAACCACCCATACCTGAAAGAATACGGAGGACATTATAATTAACAGCATATATATTTATACTACCAGAAATAGATGTAACTCCTTTTGGAGTTACAGCTAAAGTAGCAGTGTCTATACGAGACATATTTAGAGTTCCTGAAGGTTGATGTTCTTCTGGTTTTAATGCAAAAGAATAAACATTAATGCCACGATTGAGAGGAATATTAGTATGATGTTGATATGGTTGGACAAGATTGAAATAATTACCTTTGCGAATACTGAAGCGATCTTGACCATTTAATTGTAATAGACAAGTTTCAAATGGATTTACATTTTTAGTATATATTCTTGCATCTTGTGAAATATCATATGGTTCAATATTATCAATTAAAAATCTATTTTCATATCCTGCAGCAACAGCAGCGGTACTTATATTTGAAGATACAAGATTGCTATTAGAAGAATAATTAAAATTAACATCATTTGGATATCCAAATGCAGTTTCTTCTGTTGCTAATAAATTTGAAGTTGGTAATCCAGTAGTTAAATCAGGTATAGTATAATTATACCAATATGAATTATAAGAGCTCATTTTAGCAACCCATACTAATTCCTTGCAAGGATGATTGAAACTTAACTTGATACGAGATCCAGATGGATTTAATGTTTCTTGTCCAGTAAATTGAAGTTGTTCAATTAGATATTCATGAGATAGTTGAGCGAATTTACGGCGTTCATCAGTATCTAAGAATATATAATCAACCCATAAATTCGGGCTTAATAAATTCTTTCCTGCTTCATTTGCCTCAGTTCCATTTATAGTAGAACCTAGTCTATATGTGCAATTTGCAAAAGTTTCAAAATCGATCTTTAGTTTGACTTCATGATATTGAAGAGCTATTAGAGGTAGAGCAAGACCAATATTGCGACAAAACCAGAATTCAAGAGGAATATATAAAGTAGTTGATACATTTCCTTCCTTTCCATCAGTATTAGTTGAATTATAACCATTATTTAATATATCACGATCAGCACCAACCATAGTTTCCCACGCAAAACGCTTACCAATTGGAAGAGATAATTCATTCCAAATATAAAGCCAATCGGAATAATGTTTATCTATTTGTTGTCCTCCAATTTCAATTGAAACTGCTTTTAATAAGCGGAGACCTAAATAATTAACATATGAATAGGTTCCTGGAGCAGTTAATGCGGGTATTCCTACTTCTAAATATGTGCGATGGATTAAATCGCCATTTCGTGATATTTGGCAAGAAACGGAATTTCCAAAATTTGCAAGACCGCTAAAAGTTTGTTGTATTGCTTCCATAGCAAAATTAGTATGTCGGCGATAAACAACTTTGAAAAAAGTAATTTGGGGATTACCAGTTAAATAAACATCCTGAGCACCATAAGCAACAAGTTGAAGAAGACCACCACCCATTTATGCTATATTCTTTATACTATAATAGGAGAAAAAAAATAATCCGTAAAATATATAAAAGCATAGTCTATTTTTTTTATTATTGTAATATGTTTAAAGACAAAACATCTAAAAAGAGATTTCAAAATATTGATATAACAAGAGATTTATCAACATTGGATGCAATGCATAATAAAATTATTAGTAATTATAACCAGAAAATAATAGATGATCAAAATTATATTGAGAAAATAAATAAATTAGAAATAAATTATAAAAATATAAATGATGAAATTATAAAATATTATAATAGCAATATTAAAAATGATCAATTATATTCTAATTTATGGAATAGTAATATTCAAATCAGGGAAGAATTGAAAAATATTCAAAATGAAATTAAAAATATTAATTATTTTGATGAGATTGAATATTATGAAAATACAAGTTCTATTTTATTTAATTATTATGAGATGATTGAAAAACAATCTCTTATTTCTTCTAATAAATATAAAACAAAATCTATTTTAGATTCGTTCAATGTCAATAAAGAAGAAAATAAAATTGAAGAGGAGGATTTGAAAACAGTTGAAAAAAGCGATTTAGTTGATCAATATTTATCTATTACAAATAAATATCATATCAAGAAAACGAATAATGATAATACTGAGATTTGCACGAAATGTAATATTCCTTTAATTTGTTTGCAACAAGATGCTATAATGATTTGTAGTAATTGTGGATATCAGGAATTGCTTTTAGTGGAACAGAACAGACCAATATTAAAACAAAATAATAAAGATACATCTCATTTCAGTTATAAAAGGATAAATCATTTTAGGGAGTGGTGCAATCAAGTGCAAGGAAAAGAAAGCACGGATATTCCAAATGATGTATTTGAAAAGATTTTGAATGAGATAAAAAAAGAGAAAATAATGGATACAAAGATAATAACATATTCAAAAATGAGGGAAATTTTGAAGAGATTAAGAATTAATAAATATTATGAACATATCAATTATATTATCAATAGAATTAATGGAATTCCTACACCTCAATTTTCAACAGAATTGGAAGAAAAATTATGTTCGATGTTTAGAGACATTCAAGGACCGTTTTTAAAACATTGTCCAAAAGATAGAAAAAACTTTTTATCCTATAGTTATGTTTTATATAAGTTCTTTCAAATATTAGGACTTAATGAATATCTAAAATTCTTCCCATTGTTAAAAAGCAGAGAAAAATTGTATATTCAAGACCAAATATGGAAAAAAATATGTGAAGAATTAAATTATAAAATTATTCCATCCCTCTAAACACCAAAGCCTATTAGGCGGAAACCAGCACCAAGTCCGACACCTTGGCGAGTTCCAGCAGCTATAGACGGAGAAACTATATCAAAGATAGAGAATAAACAAGCTGCGGTTAATGCTATCATCCATATTTCACTGAAGCGTAATTTATGTTCTGGTAGAATATATGCAGCTAGCGCAACAACCATCGCTTCTATAGCATATTTTAATAAACGCATAATTGCCTCCCATATGTCAAAACTATAAGTTGGCTGATTCATACTATTATAATAATAACATTTTTTATTTTTAATAAAAATAAAATTATATAAGAAAATTTTTATTTTATTATATATATATAAAATGGAAGATGTATTAGTTACAACAAAAGATAGAGATTATCTTGATGAAGATAAGCCAATTAAGGGTCAGAATTATTGTCTAGTATCTTTTCTAAGTCCAGAAGATGTTCTTAAGGAAAAAGAGGTTTATTATTTTTCACGATTTCTTGATCGATTTGGAAAGGATATGACAACACTTCTTGATGGACTTCAAAATAAATATCCTGATTCTGCCGATCTTATCAATACTATTCGAACAAATCATGCTTATATATTTGATGCTAAAGAGCTTGACGAACAATATAAATTTTTCAAAAATACCAATAGTGGAGAAATTGAAACTGATTTCCATAGAGAAAATAATTTCAGAACATCAATGAGAGGAATTAAAATCCGTGGTGTTTTTGATAGTGTTGATGAAGCCAAGAACCGTAGTGAATTTATCAAAAGATATGATAATAAGTTTGATATTTATATTTGCCAGGTTGGTTGCTGGTGTCCATGGTCTCCAAATCCCAATGATTTGAATGAACAAGAATTTTCAGAAACTCAACTAAATACTTTAATGAAGCAATACAAGCAAAATATGGATAGTAAAGATGAAGTTTTTGAACAACGAAAGGCTGATATGATTTCAAAAGCTAAGGTTAATAATGTTGCTGATGATCTAGCTAATCAATCTGACCCATGGTTAGCTAATAAGACTGTTAAGGAAGAGACAACAGAAGAGACTGCTACTCCAGAAGCTACTCCAGAAGCTACTCCAGAAGCTACTATTGAAAGAACTCTAAGTGATTAAGTTATTTCTTTATTTTTATATTTTCATTTAATAAAAATGAAATCTATAGCATTATTTATGTTATTTGTAGGGTCATTATTAATAATTAAAAGTTATTATGAAAGTAAATATATAAAACAGGCAGAACCAAAAACATTAATAAAATATTTGCCAATTTCACAATATGAGGAAGTAATGACAGATGAACAATCATTGGCTGACTTTTATAAAGGAATGTTTGAACAGACACAGCCAAATACATATGATTATAAAAAATATATAATTAGTAGTAGTGCTAATAATAATAATGTCAATCCTTGAAATTGGATATTTATTAATAGATAATATCAACTCAAAAACTGATATAAATAAGATAAAATTGATGAGTTCTGTGGGTAATTATAAAAAAGAAATTGAAAATAATAAAAAAATAGAATTAGAATTGAAAAACAAATATATGAATTTATATGAAAATAAGAGAATTAGAAATAAAGTTATATATGATAAATACATAAATGAAAATAAATTATTATTCAATAAATGGAAGAAAAATAATAAACCAAAGGATTTATATGAATATATATCACATAGAAAACCAGATTTAGAAGAAGTTGAAGATATATACACATTAAAATAAATCTTCTCCACTAAAATATAAAAATCCCATAATATAATTTAAAAAATTTATGATTACTGCAAACATTTCACCAATTTTATTGAATATATTTACTATATATAAATAAACATAATACGGAAATTTGAGTATCATCCATAAAATTTCAAATAAACTTAATATTAGAGCTATCATAGGAATAAATATAGTAACAAGAATTCGATTATAAGAAATTTTGAATATAGCACAATAAATAGCAGCAACAATTAAAATAAATATTAAAATTCCAATGATCGGAACTAATATTTCTGCTAATTTCCGAAATATTTCTTTTATCATTTCTTCTAATTTATTTAATTATATAAATTAGAATAATTAATGAAATCTTTCAGATTTAATATTTTTGCGTTTATTATTGCTTTTTCTATTGGTATTTTATATGTTTATATTTCAACTCCTAAGCCTGTTGTAATTATCAAATATCCAACTCCATATAATGCAAATAAAATTGTTTATAGAAATCCAAATTCAGAGATGTGTTATAAATATGAAGTCGAAGAAGTTAAATGTTCTCAAAATACAATTGAACAACCTATTATATAAATAATATAACTTTAAAATAGATATGAAAACCCAATATATAATTGATCGTTTGTTTTATAATGAATATGGTCAAATATTTATTAGTGCTCTGTTTGGTTTATCTTTAGCTTTATTATTTCATCGTGTATGTAAAGATAATTGCACTCTTTATGTTGCACCAAATCATGATGAAATTCAAAATAATATTTTTAAATTAGATAATAGTTGTTTTCGTTATAAGAAAGTTGCGGCAAAATGTAATAAAGACGCTCTAGAAAATAATGATGGAAGTTATAAACCATCTAATCAAATTCAACAACCTTCAATAATGGATAAACTATTTGCGTAAGAATGATTATTATATATATAAATTATAATAATATAAAAACAAGATGGCAACAATCGGAAAACCTAGTAATAATATTATGATTACTTCTATTGATAATATACCAGTAAAACAAAATGGAGATGCAGCAATAACTGATGACATGAATGATGATCCTATTGTCCGCGATGTTTTAAGTGAATTTGAAAAAGAACTCGCCTTAACAACTAAAAACAATTATCAAATTAATTATGATCAACAACAACCGCAACAGCAACAACCTCAACAACAACCTCAACAGCAACTACAGCAACCTCAATTTCAACCACAACCTCAGCAACAACAACCAAAAATAATAAAAAAACAAGATTTTCATATAGATAATGAGATTGTTGTTAAGGTTTTTATTATTTGTATAATTGTTGCATTAGTTACGAACCCTTTTATTTATTCTACTATTTTAAGCAAAGTTCCAGAGAATATATCATTGATTTTAGATAATTATAATTATTTTATAAAATTGATATTAATATTTATAATATTATATTTACTCATCTTTTATAAATGCGTATAGGTATTATGAGAATTGTCAAATGCTTCAAAATGAGTATTATCAGAATTTAAGCCTTGAATGCCATAAGAGTTTTTATCTTGTTTAATTTCAGTATTATAGCTAGTTTCATCATAAATATTATTTTGTGCTGCTTTTAATAATTCATTTGAAATATATGGAATTAGTTTGCTATTATCATTTTTATTTTCTTGAACATAATGATCAGGAATTTCAGGCTGATTTGAATACTCTTTTGGTTTAGTATCTCCAGAAAAGAATTTAAATAATGATGCCATTGGTGAATTTTCAGTGGTGCTGGTAGTTGTATATGGAGCTGGAGAAGATGAAAAATTTGAATTATTATCAAATGAAAGTCCTAAAGGATATGAAGCTGATGATGTAAATGCCTCTTTTTTCTTTTCTTCAGATGGTTTTTTATTTAATTTGCGTTGATAAAATTTAAAATAAATTATTAAAAATATTAGTCCAGTTAAAAATCCTATTATTTCATCAACAGTTAAAATTAAAAATAATATGACAATTGCTATAAACAATTGATTTATGGGGGTGCTTATAATTATGGGCAATTCAAAATCAACTATAATTACGAAAATTAAAATTATAACTAATAATACTCTTATTATATCTTTCAACATCTATTTATAAATTACATATAAAAAATAAATTATAATGAATAATGTTGAAAAAATATGAGTTTAATAACATCTCTGACAAATAGAGGTTATGTGATTAATAAAACTGAAGATAATAAAGAAGCTATCAATAAAATTAAAACAGAACTTTTAATTTCTCCAAAATCTTTTAATAATTCTTTCGCAGTTATTAAAGAATATCCTATATATCTCGAAAGCGACACGAAATTATATATTCCGAAGTGTTATGGAATTGAAAAATTTGGTTATCCATCAAAAGATAATCTCAGTTTTGGCGTTGATTGTCCAAATCTAGTTTTTAATGGTAAATTGAGAGATATTCAACAGGCTCCGATTGATGCATATATTGATAGCGTTATTAATAAAAAGAAGCTTGGGGGGATTATAAGCGTTCCATGTGGATTTGGTAAAACAATTATGGCTATTTATGTTGCCTGTTATTTTAAAAAGAAGACATTATTTATTTCTCATAAAGATTTCTTAAACGAACAATTTATTAATAGTATTAAATTATTTGTTCCAAATGCCAGAATTGGAAAGATTAAGCAAAGTAAAGTTGATGTCGAGGATAAAGATATTGTAATTGCAACTTTGCAATCATTGGCATTGAGAGATTATGATAATAAGATTTTTAATGAATTTGGATTAGTTATTATTGATGAATGTCATCATATAGCTTCAGAAGTATTTTCAAAAGCCTTTCGAAAAATGAATATTCGTATTACTTTAGGTTTATCGGCTACTTTAAATAGAAAAGATGGATTAAGAAGGGTTTTTGAATGGTATTTGGGGAAATCAGTTTATAAAATTAAAATTGATAATGAAGATTGTAATATGATTGTTAATCTTCATAAATATTTTGTCTATGATCTAGATTATAGTCATGTTAAAATGATGTATAATGGAACCCCTAATATCGTAAGTATGATTAATAATATTTGCAATTTTATGCCTAGAACAAGATTTATTATTAAATTATTAAAAGATGTTCTTGAAAAAGAACCGGAAAGAAAGATTTTAATTTTATCAGAAAGAAAAAATCAATTAAAAGAATTAGAACAATTCATTAAAAATGAAGAGATTGCATCATATGGTTATTATATTGGAGGAATGAAAATGAGTGATTTAGATATTTCAGCAACGAAACAGATTATTTTAGCCACTTATCAAATGAGTAGCGAAGGATTAAATATTCCTACTTTAAATACAGTCATTTTAGCCAGTCCTATTGGAGATATTCAACAATCTGTTGGAAGAATATTGAGAGAAAAAAAATCAGAAAGAAAATATATTCCATTGTGTATTGATATTTATGATAATTTTTCTTTATTCAAATTCAAAGGAAATAAAAGAATTAATTATTATAAAAATAATGGCTATAAAATCAATACTTATATTGATGAAGAATTGGTTGTAAGTGAAGAAGAACCATCAGAAAAAGGAGGAAAATGTGCATTTATTGAAGATGATGATTAGGGTTGTCATTATCATTCTTCTTCATTAATTGTTTGAATATTAATTTGATTGTCTATGATATCTAAATATTGATAATTTTTTTTTCCGAATGCTCGTGAAATACCAGTATCGCAATACCAAATTTGATTATCTCTGATTATAATTTTATCAGAACAAGTATGACCTAAGAACATATAAGTTAAATCGAGTTCTTTAAATAAAATTGCTGTTTCTTCTTTATTATTTTCTATTCTATTCCATAAAATACCATTAGAGCCAATGATGATATTATCGACAAGTTCTTTATCTTCTAAATTTATCTTTTCATTTTCCAAATAATTTTTCCAGATTTGATTAATATATTTTAAATCTTTATTATGTTTTTTTAGAAGATTAAGATGTGTCATATTAAAACGGGCATGACAAAATAATAAGTCTCCTATTTTAAAAACTAATGGTCTTTTTGCTAATATCATTGCGAGAGATCCTTTTGGTTTAAATAAATTAGCCCTTAAATCGGATGTGCTATTTTGAGAAACATAAGAAAAATCGCCAATAATATTCATAAGCTCATGATTTCCTATTAAAGATATACAATAACCACCTTTTACTCTGGCAATCATATTTAAATTTTCTGTGAAATAGATCATTTCATAATCTTTTAATTTCTCCCAATTTTCAGTAGTCATACGATTTAAGCTGTCAATTTGATCTCCTAATTGGACAATAATAGTTTCAGGTGGTTCAGCAATCCATTCGAGATTATTATTAATAACATTGGCATGAATGAGAATGTTTTTAAATCGTCTAACATCTCCATGCATATCACCAATAATTATAATTCTCTTATGAGACGGTAATTCATTTAAATAATCTAAATACATTCACTTTTAAATATAATTATTGATATAAAGATTTATTTTATATATCTTTTAATGATTTCAATCATTCTATTATTTTTTCTTTCAACAATTCAAGGATTTATTCTGCCTCAATTTGTTAGAGAATGGCACCCAATAGGAATTGAAAATAACATTGACAGAAGCAAACCATATGTATTTAATATTGGAAAATTACCGATGGTTTTATGGTATGATAATAATGATCCGATTTCAACTTTAAATATTTGCAAACATCTAGGGGCAAATTTAGATAATGCTATTATTAATAATGGTTGTTTGCATTGTGCAAATCATTTGACTGGATATAATCAAACCGATGCATTAGGGAAGGTTATTTCTAAAAATGGGTTGCTTTGGTGGAGTTTTAAGAGTTATAATAAAAATCCACCATCCAATTTTAAGAAAGAAGAAAAAAAACTAGATATTCATCATATTGATATTAATGTAAATTTATTGAATGTTATTTTAGAATTTATTCATAGTAATAATAAAATTAAGGCAATTGGGAGAAATAATAAATTTCTATTTCACGAAAAGTTGTTTAATGCAGAGCATAGATTTTATTATAAATATCCTTATTATTTGAAAGGATCAATTAATAAAAAAATTAATTATACTATAAACTTCTTACCATTAGAGGAAAATAAAACAAGACTATTTATAAGTATTGCAAATAATATTGATGCTAAAGTATTTATGAATTATTTTCTAAATGCAAAATTGAACAATCTTAATAACTATAATTTAAATAGTAATTTGAAATATATGATTATGTTAAAAGAAAATAATGATTTTATCAAAAAGGTTTATTTATTATTTGATAAATATTCATTTCCAAATGAATTCACGATTTCATGTTTTTATAAGTATCGACAATTTTATTAAAAAAATCTTATTTTTGTAAAACGGCTATAAATAACCCGTTATCAATTTTATTTAAAAAATGAATTTAATAATATAAATTAAATTAAATGGATTTATCAAAACTATCAAAAAAAGAATTATTATCAAAATGTGAAGAATTAGGAATTGCAAAATGCAAATCCAAAAATAAAACCGAACTTATTAAATTGATTAGTTCTATTGATGGTAATGATGGTAATGATGGTAATGATGATAATGATGGTAATGATGGTAATGATGGTAATGATGATAATGATGGTAATGATGGTAATGATGATGATATTATCATATTAAATGCAGATTGTATGATTGAATTGGATAAGATTGCTGATAATACTATTGATTGTGTTATTACGGATCCGCCATATTTTATAGATAAGCTTAATGATAAATGGTCACCTGCTGATATTAAAGATGATGTTAAGAATAGTCATATAAAACATTTGCCGAAAGGGATGAAATTTGATAAATCTCAAGTTAAGAATTTATTTGATTATTATTTGAAATTATCGAATTTATTATTTAAAAAAATGAAACCAGGAGCTTATTTTCTGTCGTTTTCATCGCCTCGCCTTTATCATGCAATTGCTATGAGTTGTGAAATTGCAGGATTTGAAATTAGAGATATGATAAATTGGACTTATACGCAAACAATGCCGAAAGGAATGTCAATTTCACATATCATCGAGAAAATGAAGATATCAGAAGAAGAAAAAAGAAAATTAATTGATGAATATAAAGATTTTAAGACACCTCAGATTAAATCATGCTTTGAACCTATTTGTGTAGCAATGAAACCAATTGGAAAATTAACATTTATTCAAAATGAATTAAATTTCAAAACTGGTTTATTAGATTTCTCACAAAAAGTAGGAATAGATACTGATAGAGTTCCAGCGAATATAATAACAACTGAAGAATATAATGAAGTTTATGATAAAAATTTCTTAATTTCTAAACCTACGAAAACAGAAAAAGGACAAAATAATAGTCATATCACAGTTAAACCAATGACATTAATCGAACATTTAATAAAATTATTCAGCAAAAAAGGAGCATTAATTGTAGATCCATTTTTAGGAAGTGGAACAACTGCATTAGCCTGTAAAAATACAGAAAGAAGATGTATTGGAATTGAAATAAATCCTGAATATTATAATATTAGTTTAGAAAGATATTCAAATAATTCTTTATAAGACAGAATTTGTTCTTTAGTTAGAATAAGCTCTTTTTTCTCAATCATTGTTTCTAATTTATTAGGTAATGGAATTTTTGTTAATGTATCTATGAAAATATAATTATCTCTATATTTTCCCTGAATTGGTGGTTGTAATATTAAATTTTCATTTGAACTATCAATTGAACCCGGATTTTTATGCCCCAATTGCCATAAAGAATTGGGAACATCAATATAATCAGCTTTTATTGTTGATTTAATTTTATCAATTTCATTATTTTTTTCTTCTTCTGTTCCATCAAACTTAAAATTCTTTCTCATTTTATGTTTATTTGAAATAGAATAAGGATAAATAATATATAATTTTCCTCTTTCTATTCCACTACTTGTTTTAATTCCCCACTGACTTTGTTTATTAAATAATTGAATACTATCTTTTGTTTTGATGTGAAATTTTTTTACAAACTTATCGCAAGTATCTCTATCCCAATATTTATTTTTATTTTCAAGCATAACAGAAAGAGCTATTCCATTTTTGGTTGTTATATTTGGAGCTTTCAATTCATTCATCTCACAAAATTCATTAAATTCATCTGGATATTTTAGAGGTAATTCAGTTATTTTATTAACATCAATCAATTCCATTTTTTTGATTTAATCTTAAATTTAAAGATTTTTAAGTCATTTTTTATATTTAAACTTTAATTGGGAATAGTTTATAATGAAGTTATTAATATTTGGTTCTAAAGGTTGGATTGGATCTATGTTTATTAATTATTTAAAATCCAATGATATCAACTTCATAGAAACAAATGCGAGGGCTGATAATGAAGCTTTTGTAAATGACATTATTTTATTACATTCTCCTTCTCATATTATTAGTTTTATTGGTAGAACTTATGGGGAAAATTGTAATACTATTGATTATTTAGAGCAAGATGGGAAATTGGTTGATAATGTTAGAGATAATTTATTTGCTCCAGTTGTCTTATCTATGTTAGCCCAAAAACATAACATTCATTATACTTATCTTGGAACTGGCTGCATTTTTAACAATGATACGAATGAAGAAAATCATTATATTTATGATGAAAATGACAATGCTGATTTTTATGGTTCATCTTATTCAATTGTTAAAGGTTTTACAGATCGATTAATAAAATTAAATACGAATGCTCTAAATTTGAGAATAAGGATGCCAATTGTTAATTATAATCATTCTAGAAATTTTATTACAAAGATTTTAAATTATAATAAAATCTGTTCAGTTCCTAACAGTATGACAGTATTAGATAGTTTTTTCCCAGCTATTTTAGATATGATCAAGAATAAAACAACGGGAACTTTTAATGTTGTCAATCCTGGGATCATATCACATAATGAAATTTTAGAAATGTATAAAGAAATTATTGATCCTTCATTTACCTGGGAAAATTTCACAATTGAAGAACAAAATAAAATCCTAAAATCAAAAAGATCAAATAATCATATGGATACAAATAAGATAATTGCATTATATCCAGATATTCCAGATATTAAAACAGCCATTCGAAATTGTTTGATCAATATGAAAGAAAAATAAAAGAAAAGATTATTTTTTAAATTTGGAAATTAAACCTAATGTAATTGTATAAAAAAACAATACACCAATATATATTATTGATGAATATATAAATGCTTGTGTATAATATATATTGCAATAAATTGATAATAAATATGAATATAAACTGTTAGTAATAATAATATTAGCAATCATATTAATATTTTTTTCTACATTGTTATCAAGTTTCATTTTTATAAGATTGTTATTGCGATAGCGATTTACTTTAACTGGCAATTTATTTATATGAGATGCTGTTGGCATTGGCATTATAAATGCAGAAGCAATATTTATAAATAATAGAAATTTTGATAATGAAATAAATGATACCATTTGATTTAATTCATATCATTATCTATTTTTTATATCCAAACATTATTCTGGAGTGTCGTCTTTAAGCTTTGATATTAAAAATAATGTAAGATTATATAATACAAATGAATATATAAATGATTGTGGATAATATATATTCCAACATTTTGACAATAAATATGAATATGTAGTCATACCAATAATATCAATACCGACCTTTACATTATTATCAAGTTTCATTTTTATATTATTATTGTTATAATGATAATGATTTACTTTAACTGGTAATTTATTTATATGAGATGCTGATGGTAATGGCATTATAAATGCAGAGGCAATATTTATAAATAACAAAAATTTTGATAATGAAATAAATGATACCATTTGATTTAATTTATATCATTTGTCTATTTTTATATCCAAAAAGACTTAAGGATATTTTGGGAGTGTCTTTAAATGAATTTGATAGGTGGAATAATAGGAATATTATAAATATCAGCCATTCCAGATATCAACAATTTTATATAATCATATTCATCATAGATAGATATTATAGGAAAATCAATAAACACTTTTTCAATAAAATAATAATTTTCAATAGATACCCAATCAATATAATTATTAAAATAATCTGGAATATTGTTTGTTAAATTATGTTTAATCATTCTAGTTCCTTTTGTTCTATCCAATTCATAATTAATATTTGATGAATAGGCATAAAAATAACCGTAATAATTATCATATGATGCGAAAGAATTATAATTATAATAAGGATGATTGTAATAATTTATATCATAAACATAATTTAATATTTCTTTAATATTATTTTTATTTAGATAAAAACGACAATTTGATGGATTTCCATAACACGAATTTGTATAATATGATTTACCAAATGAATAATGATTATTTATTGTAGGTTTATTATTCAAAGTTCTTGAAGGAATATTGCACATAAATTTATACGAATGTTTATTATAAATTTCATCAGGATTTGAATTATTTATAATTATTTTATTTTTAACAAGAAATTCTGTATATTTATAGTCAATATCGATAGTATTTCCATAATAGTCTTTACGGTCATATTTATATTTATAATATAAATAATATGTATCATTTTCATAATTTTCATAATATTTATCCAAATATCTATAATCATTAAGCTTATCTGAAAATTCATTTAAGCTTTGTTGAAAATATCTAGATTTATTATTGTATTCTTCTGTTAAATTTGGTTCAGTATAAGTATAATCAATTTCTAGATTGTTTTTAATGATTTCATAGATTGGGTTTTTAATTATATTTTCTTTATAATTTCTATAAATATAATGTGAATAATCATAATAATTATTATTTTCATCATAGTCAGAATATAAATGAGTTTTTATAATGTTATCCCTATTCTTATAATAGTCTTCATTTTTGTCTAAATAATTTAATGATACTTCTGATTTATCATAATCAATGTTGATCAAATTATTAAACAACTCTTCATTATTAATCCTAATAATTCTTTTCAAACAATTGAAATCATTTGAATATCCATTTGCTTCTAAATGGGATGATTTCAAATTGATAAGATTATCATAATTTGGAATATAAGATTTGATTAATTGCATTGCTTTCTTTTTCTTCATTTCTTTTTTCTCTTTTTCTTCTTCCTGAAGTTTAAGTTTTTCTTGTTTCATTTGAATATCTTTTTGTTCTTTCTTTTCTATTTCCTTGTTTTGCTTGAAATAATCAATAGACAATCTAATATTTTTAAGTTCATTCAATTCATCGTTTCTATTCTCTTTAATAGTTTCCTCTAAATTAGAAACCATGAAATCACTCATTGTTTCTGTGTAATTGTTTAAAGTATTGATAATTCTTCGTGAATTTGTGGATATGATCTTAACATCGTCTTTTGTATTAATATTCAACAACAATACAATCAAAATTGAAATTATAATAATTACATTCAAAATTATCTTAAGAACCTTTGATTTATTCATTTGACTTGTGAAATCGAATTGCGCGTAATTAAACATTGCTTTTGTATATTTAAATTTTCAAAATTCAAAAATCATTTTTTTAATATTTAAGGATATTTTGGGAGTGTCTTTAAATGAATTTAAAAAATATGATTATTGTTATAATGAAAAAACGGTTAAATGAAATATTTATATATTCAAGAAAATAAAGATTGGCATCACGAAAATAAATTTAAATATGGTTATACTGAAAATCCTAAAAATAGAATTATAAGCGAACAACATTCTTATAAATCTTCTTATGTTGCTTTATATGAATGTCAAGAAACTGATAAATATTTATATGATTATAAAGAATATGATAAAATTATTTCTTCTTTGCGTTTGAAATCTATAAATGATATTTTACAAGAAGAAATTGATTTTAATATAAATTTAAAATATTTCAAGGAAATTAAAGAATATCTTATTTATAATGATGGAGGAACAGAATTTATTTATTCTAATGAAGGAATTGAACTATTAGATAATATATTTTTAAACATCTTTAAAGAAATTGGATTGATTGTAAGAAAATTAACAAAACAAGAAATTGATATTATTAATAATGAAATTATTTTAACTACTACAGCAACTACAACACAAATAAAAGAAATAACAACTTCTAAAATAAAATTGAGAGATTATCAAATTAATATTATTAAACAAGGAATAGAAGAATTAGAAAAATATAATAAATTCTATTTAGAATTGGCAACCGGTGCTGGTAAATCAACTATTATTTATTACATCTTAAATAATATTATTATAAAGAACTATAAAAATGATGTTTATTTTACTATTATTATATTTACACCAAGAATAAATATCTGTTTGCAAAATATTTATAATAAATACATCAATATATTTAAAATACCAAAGACAAAATTGAATGTATATGATAATAAAAAAATAAGAAGAATTAGAAGTTTTGATAAGAATAGTTTTAATATTATTAGCTGTTGCCTACAATCCTATCAATTTATTTATGATAAAATTATTATGAACTTTGATATTAATAATATTATTATTTGGTTTGATGAAGCTCATTATTCTATTGAAAATTGGATTTCAAATATTCATAATTATAAATTATTCTATTTGAAAGATAATGAAAGAATTAAACATCGTCTATTTACATCTGCATCTCCAAATAAAGAAATTATAAAAAAGAACTCTGATATTTTCGGTAATTTATATTATCCAATATCAGTAAGACAATTAATTAAAGAAAGATGGCTAACTGAAATTAGACCCCATATTATGAATTTTGATGATATAAGCTATCCAGATGATATTGATATCTCTAATTTAAATAAGAATGATGAAAATAGTAATAAATATTATTATTATATAAATACTATTTTAAATACATTTCAAAAATTAGATAAGACAATAGGATTAAATTTTCACAATAGTTGTGTAAATGCTTCATTTGCTTTTAAATGTCATTATAATAAATTTATTAATAGTAAAACATATATTAAACCATATTTATTAATAAGTAATGAAGAAATTAAAATAAAAATTTTAGAACATTTAAATGATGATTATAAATATTTGATGGATTTCAATCATTTTCATAATGAAAATAAAAATGCAATTGCCTATATTGTTAATATGTATTCAATGGGATATGATAATTCTAAAATTGATTTTCTTTCTTTTGGAGATCCTAAATTATCTAATAAAGATATAATTCAATCAATTGGAAGAGGTATTCGCAGCGATGGTTTAGACATTGATGGAAAGAATAAAAATAAAATAAATGATGTTATTATTCCAATTTATGATAATAGTGATGATAATTATATTAGATTTAATAAGATTAAAGAAATCTTGCAATATTTGATTTATGATATTGAAATTGATATTAAAAATATTAAAATTTATAATTACAAAAAATCAAAAATAAGATTTAAATTAATTGAAGATACACAAATAGAAGAAAATAAGATAATTGCAAATATTGTTAAATGGGATATTGAACCAACATCCCAAAAATGGAACTTAAAGAATTTAACAACGCATTTATTAAATAATGATATTCATAATTATAATTCATATTTAGATTATGTAGATAAAAATAAAGAATTAAATTTGCCATTAGATTTATTCAAAAAATTTGAAAACTTTGATTTTAATACTACTTATAAATTAAGCCCATATTATAGCAAAAATGAATGTATAAAAATGATTGAAATTTATATTAATGACTTTGATGAAAATGAAGAAATAGATATGAATGATAATAATGAAATAATTGAATATTTAAATAAGATTGATCCAAAAATACCAAAATATTTATTATGGCAATATTACGGAGGATATAAAGAAGAGTATTTAATCTTTGTATAAAACATTCTTTAATAATTGTTCTGCATTCTTTTTATTTATCTCATTTTCTTTTTCCAATGTTTTGATTAAATCATTATTAAAATCAAGATATTCAACAATTTCTAATTGCTTTTCCATTGAAGGAATTGGAATTTTTATTTCTTTAAAATCATTCAATTGTAAATTTAATTGTGCTGTTCCTGTTGCACACATATATATTTTATTTTGATTATTTAATAAATAATAACCTAAATATTTATTTAATAATATTTCATTATTATTTGAAATTATTGTAAATCCACTATCATTTAGATAAAACTTATTATTAATCATTCTTACACATTTTGCAGATATAGCAAATCTTGAAATTATAATATTTAATCCTTCTCTATTATATTTATTTGTATAAAATGAAATATCACCACCTCCATAAACCGGATATTCTCCATTTTCACAATCTTTTTTAACAATTCTAGTTCCATTTTGAAATTCACAAACTTCGCCTAATGTTTTAATTTCAAGTTCTATATTAAAACTAATATTCAAACTTAAATAATATTTATTCAATTTCTTGATATCTTCAATTTTCTCAATATTTTTCTTAATAACATTATCATAAATGAAATCAAGATATTCAACCATTTCTAATTGCTTTTCCATCGAAGGAATAGGTATATTTATTTTCATTAAATTTTCAATTGATAATTTTGGTATCGCAGAACCTGAACTATTATTTTTTATTATTTCTTGACTAATATTTAATAAATATAATAAATATTTTTGCAATATTTGTGAATTATTAATTATAGTTATTTTAACTGCATTTTCTGTTAAAATTGCATTATTTAATTCATTTGGAATAATTCCAACTAATCCTATTGTTCCTGCGATTGTAACAAATATATCATTTACTGATATTGAATATTTATCTATTAAATCATGTGTTTCTTTTGATAAATATTTTATTTTATTTAAACTAACAGTATTATTATTCATATCAGTAATTCTAATATATGGATAATCCGTTTTAGTATCTAATAAACTATGATTTAAAGGTAATCTTTTTCCACTTCTATAATTGCAAATATCACTAAGGGTTTTTATTTCAATATCAGAATTATAATTATCTTTTTCTTCATCTTCTTTATTGTCAAATGTAAAATGAAATTTATCATTTAATTTTTTTTCACCTAAAATAACAGCTTCGCCATTATCTTTAATTTCTTGAAAAATTGTTTCATTATTATAATTATCATTGGTTTCATTGTTCTTGCATTTTTGAATAAATAATGCTTTTGTTTTAATTGTAGTATTTGTAAATAATCCTCCTGAAATATTAATAACTTTAAGCAATTTGCAATTATCTAAAATGTATTTTCTGATATTTATATTATTGTTTGATGTCATTAATTCGCCATCAGGTAATATAATACAAGCAATGCCATTTTCTTTTAATTGATAAATAACAAGTTGAATGAATAGAACAGTTCCAATATTTGAGACTATAGGATAAATATTTTTGAATTCAATTTCTGCATTTCCATTAAATCCTTCTCTAGTTGTTATTGCATTTTTATAATTATCAAATAATTTATTTAAACTTTTATAATTATTTTTAGTTCCAAATGGAGGATTAATAATTATAATATCAAATTTATCATCTTCATTATAAAATAATGAAGGACTTTCAATTAAAGAATTGCATCTTAAAATATTAGTATTATAACTATTAGTAGCCAATATTAAAGAAGCGCAGCCAAATTTTACTGTATCTCTTTCAATATCTGAACCATAAATTTTATTTGGATTAATCTTATCTTTACAATAATTATAAGTATAGCATAATAATCCAGCAGTACCCATACAACTATCCGATAAACTAAAATCGGACCCTTCTTTATTTAAAATAAGGTCTTTAAAACCGCATTCATTTAAAAGAGATTTAATAATAATTCTAGGTGTGAAAAATTGTCCAAGTTCTTTTGAATTTACTTTTCCTTGATATTTCAAGAAACTTTCATGAATATCTCCATTTTTCATAAAGAAATCATCAATAAATTCATCAGTTATTTTAAAATTTGAAATAATTCTAATTAGATGTTTAATATCGTATTCATTAGGAGTATTAAAATTTGCATCTTCTTGAATATAAATATTATTAAATATTTTAGCCATAAAATCATTAATAAAATTTGACCAAACATTTTTAATATCCATTTCTTTTTCAAGATTTTTAATATCATAAATAAATGATTTGTATTTTTCTATTTTTTCAGGTTTCAACAATCGACATTTCTTTTTAATATTATCATCATCAATAATACTCATCAAGCATTCATTATTTTTAGATAAAAGCATATTGAAAATACGAAGAATTAAAATTCTCATAATATCATTCTGAGCTTTAGAACCTACAATTCCTGAACTTTTATATAAATAATCATGAGATACTCTAACAATTAAATCAATATCTGTTGTTTCTGCAATAATGCTTTCTTCTTCGTCTTTATCTTTAATAAATCCCATTTTTCTCAAATTATTAATAATTGTTTTCTTTGACATTGGGCTTTTTGCCTTTGTTAAAAAATTAACTCCTTTTTCTTTGCAAAATTCAATTAATTCATCTTGAGTTTTATTTAATAAATCAGTCATCAATAATAAAGAATATTATATAAATATTAAATCATTTTTTAATAAATACCAAAAAAGACATTTAAAGAAACCCCCAAATTATCCTTAAATGACAAAAAATTAATTTTGCCATTTTTATCTTCCTTGCATTTACCTTGCTTACTTAACCTTCATTGCAGTTTTGATAATACTATACAATTTCTCATATAGAAAATTATCAATGCTGATTTTGGTCTTTTTGCGACTGGTATGCTCGGCAATAAACAGTTCAATAAATACATGACTATTATAATCAGCCGAATTTGATTGCACGAAATTCATGAAATATTCATTAAATGATTTTTCGAGATCAAACTCAGTTTCAGTGTAATAATCAGATATGAACCGCCAGATGAATTCGCTTTCGTCAAAATGATAGCTTGCAGTTGTCATTGATGTAAGAGACATAATAACAATAATAAAAATAAATAATCCTTTTTTTAGGTTTTATTAATATTTCAATACAAAAAAGATTTAAAGAGACTTCCAAATTATCTTTAAATAAAAAAATGAAATTTAGATTAATTGTTTCATTATAATGGGTAATTATTTTACGAAAAATAATAAATTCTTAAGAAATCAAATGAAAGATGAATATTATAAAAGAAAACATAATATGAGCACTATTGGTAATTATAAGCCATATCAATGTTTTATTGGTGAAGAATTGAAAATATCAAATACTATTTTAGGTTTGAATTCTTTATGCGATTGTAATATTCATATAAGCATCGGAAATAAACCAACAAGACTAATTTTAAGTTATGTCGATATTATAGAATTAAATAATTATAGGAAAGGACAGACATTTCATATATATAAAATCGAATATAAAAAGATATCAAATGTTGAAGAAATAACACAATATGACATTTATAATGCTATTCAAGATTATATTTACAAAAATAAACATTATCCCAAAAATGATAATATTATTGTAGCCACCTAAAAAAGAGATTTAATCTCTTTTTTGTTATTCCTAAAAATATATTTAAAAAGACCCCCAAATTATCTTTAAATAAAAAAATGAAATTTATCATTTTATAAATATTATAAACAATTCAAACAAATGGATATTGAAGATCTTCGAATGACAACTGGTCATAAACAAAAGCCAGCATTAACCGAAGAACAAATATTATTTTTAAAAGATATTTTAATTAAAAATGAATTTGATAATACTTTCAATTTAATTAAAGATATTCAGCGTATTCATAAATTTACTGTTTCTAAAATTGATTTAATTAAAATTTATAATTCTTTAGATGAACAATATAAAATTTATGATTTGAAGAAAAAAATAATTAAGAAAATTCAAAAATCCCAATCTGGAATTATAAGCATTACCGTTTTTACATCAGGAAGTCCTTGGAAATTTAATAAAGATGGTAAAAAAGAAACAGTAAATTTTAGTTGTGCTCATAATTGTAGCTTCTGCCCAACTGAACTAGGTTCTGCTGTTAATAATTACCAAATATTACCGAAAAGTTACTTAAGTATGGAACCTGGAATTTTAAGATCCCTTCAACACAACTTCTTAGCAATTAACCAGATGAATTCTAGATTATCAACTTTAGAAAAAATGGGACATACTATTGATAAATTGGAAGTATTAGTATTAGGTGGGACATGGTCCGCATATCCGAAAGAATATCAATATGAGTACATTACACATTTATATTATGCAGCTAATACTTATTATGATAAAAGAGAAACAATTTTAAGTCTTGAAGAAGAAATTGAATTGAATGAAAAAGCAAAAGTTCATATTATTGGATTAACTTTAGAAACTCGATCTGATAGTATCAATATTAATGAAATTAAGAATTTTAGAAGATATAATTGCACTCGTATTCAAATTGGAATTCAGCATACAGATAATGCAATTTTAAAAATGAATAATCGTGGTGAAAGCATTGAGAAAGTTAAGAAGGCAATTAAGATGTTAAAAAATAACGGATACAAAATTGATGGTCATTTGATGCTCAATTTATATGGATCTACAGTTGAAAAAGATAGGATTATGTTAAATGAAATTTTGACAGATCCAGATCTCCAAGTTGATCAATTAAAGATTTATCCGTGTGCTATTGTTCCATTTACAAAAATTAAAGAACTTTACGAAGCAGGAATTTATAAGCCTTATGAAGATTGTCATTTATATGATTTAATAAAAGAATTCAAAATGAAAATAACAAAACAATTCAGAATTAATAGAATTATTAGAGATATTCCAGGTAATTATATTATTGATGGATATTCTCAACAATTCACAAGTATTCGACAGAAACTTCAGGAAGATATGAAAATTAATAATTGGTCTTGTAAATGTATTCGATGCAGAGAAATTAAAGGAAATAAGATTGATGATGAAAATACTAGACTTGAAATTATGGAATATGAAGCAAGTGGAGGAATGGAATATTATATTTCTTTCGAAAACGGCGAATATCTCATTGGTTTCATTAGATTGAGATTGAATAGAAATAAGGAACTACCAATTCTGCCAATCTTAGAAGATGCAGCATTAATCAGAGAACTTCATGTATATTCAGCCTTATCAAATGTAGGAGAGAATGACGATCATTCACTGCAACATAAAGGATATGGTAGAAGACTTATAGAAAAAGCAGAAGAAATTGCAATTTCAAATGGATTTAAGAAGATTGCTATTATTTCAGGAACTGGAGTTCGCAATTATTATAGAAAATTTGGATATGAATTGAAAGAGACATATATGATTAAAGAACTTATTTCTACATCTTAGTTCTATCATAAATATGAAGATCATATAAATAACCTACAAAATTATGGGCTTCTATTTGATCAGACAATTTATTTCCATGAATATCAAAATCTGTTGTTATTTTATTTCTTGGATCAAGTATAGAGCCAATAGTTTCAATCTTTCCATTATCTAAATTAGTCATAATTGTATTTTTTTCATTAATATCATATTGAATATTTTCATAATCATTATTAATAGGATTAGCTATATCATTAAAAATACTATCAATTTTTACAGTATATTTACTATTATAATCTTCTAATTGTAATTTAACAGCTGAAGTTGTGTTTGTGCTTAAAAAATCCATAAAACTATCAATTTTATTAAAAGCTTTATATGATCCTGATTTATCTAGTTCAGCCTTAGCATTATTTCTATTTGTTATTGCAGTTTCTAATTTTGTATTTTCAGTTTGTAAATCATCTAAATTATTTACATCAAGATCATTTATTGTTTTTTGTATATTATCAATTTCTTTATTATAATTATCAAATTCTATTTTTTTATTTTTTAATTTCGTGGATGTTGATAAACCATTATCAACAATAATAGTTGATTTGATAAACATTTTTGGAAATGCAATAGGTATATTTTGATATAAAATATTTCTTGATTCAAACTTAATAGCAAAATTACGATTTTCATCTATAATAAGCATCGGACGATATTTATTATCATTATCTTTCCAAACGAAATGCCTATTATTTCCAGATTGATCTAATAACATTTCAATTTCATAATAAGGAGCTTTATCAAATTTGAAATCGTTTAAATTATTTGTTTTATCATAAAATTGATAATTGCTGCTATCATCATTATAATATAATGATGTTTTATATCTTATAGAAGTATTGAATTCATTGAAATCATTTATAACCATAATTGGATCTTTATGTTTTTTATTTAATAACGAAACACCATATATTCCTATTACACTAGATAATAAATTAAATGATGATACCGGATTATCATTAAATACTATTTTATTTTTTTCTTTCTTAAATAATTTAGGTAAATAAGTAATTTTTGGATTAGATATATATTCATTATCACCATAATAATATTTAGAGCCATTAATATCTATATTATATCTACCACTTTTTGGATCAGAATTTATAGGTATATTATAAGTATCTGGATATTTTAGATCTTCCCTTAAAGTTTGATCTAATTGATTGTAATCAGCTGATGGATATAAATTGCTATTAAAATAAAGAATAATAGGTTTAGGTTGTAATGCACAATAAGTTTTATCATTTTGAAATCTATCTAAATTATTAAAATTCATATGAATAATATTATCACATCTTCCAGATGTTATCGTTTCTCTATCAACTAAAAAATTTTCATATTGATTTTTCCCAGTTGTAATATAACTCAAAGAATTTATAAATGCATTATATTTATATTTTAAATTGCCTGGAATACGATCTCGAAGACTTTGCATCATATCCTTAACCTTTTTAAATGGATTTGGACCATGTAAATAATTATCAAAATCAGGATAAACCAATTTATTCATTTTCGCATTTATACGATTTTTAGCATCATTAAATTGAGGCGAATACATTGATGCAAGACCTAAACCAATAATTAATGCCAAAGCTACTATTATTAATATAACTCTCAATATAACACCATTTCCTGCAAATCCTAAAAAAGTAAATGCAGATCCCGCAACATTTGATACATAATTTCCTAATTGTTTTCCATTTTCAATAGTTGCACCAGCAATACCTGCATAAAAATTAGTCCATTTTAAATTATTTTTTCTATCATCAAATAATCTTTTATTTTCCAAATTCTCAAATTTTAATTCTTCTTCTCTAACATCATGTCTATTTTTATCGAGATTTTCTTTTTCTTTTTTTAATTTTTCTATTTTATCTGATAAATAATTTTCATCTCTTTGATATTCTTTTATTAAATCAGGAAGTTTATTTACTGTTGGATCTTTATTTGCTAAATCATATAATTTATCAGTTGGAATAAAACCACGCTTTTTAGCATCTTGATAATCAACTCCTCCTTTAATTTCTTTTATTACTACTGCTTTCTTTTTTCTCATATTTTTCTATTTAATATAAATAAATGAAATTATTAATAATAATTTTATGCTGTATTATTATAGCTTATGCTATATGTTATTATATATTTCCATCTGAAATATCTATATTACAAACTGAAATAGATAATTTTAAATTAAGTTCATTATTATTAAGACAACCAATAGTTATATCAGATCAATTACAAAATCCGAATGAAGTTATTGAAAGTTGGTTTAAATATAATTTTAAATATGAAGATCAATCTATTTCTAATGAAGATTGGGTCCAAAATAATCATAAATATCTATTCATAAATGCAACTGAAGACACTGAAATTATTATTTATAAAGCAGAGATAAAAAGAAGTAATCCAACACCAGAAGATAAGATTATAATAATAAAATTGAAAAAAAATCAAAGTTTAATATTACCATTCAAATGGAAATATTATGGGTCTAATATTAATAAATGGGCAATCGATGATTTAATTACTTTTTCTTTTGGACGCCTCGTTTAGCTGTTGGTTTCTTTGTTTGCACAACTTCACCATTCAAATCATTCAAATAGTCTTCTTCAATAAAAGCTTTATGATTATTCCATTCTGTCAGAAGTTCTTCAAGTTCATTTTGCCAGATTTTGATAATCGACATTTCTTTCAATTCATCAATCTTATTCTTAAGTTTTGCAACCTCTTTTTCAAGATTTTCTTTTTTCTCTAATGTCAATTGTGAAATCGGCATTTTTAGAAGATAATCATAGCTATCTTTATATTTATAATATTTGGCTTTTTCCATCTGTTCCTCAATTTCTTTCATTTTGATATTCATAATAATAATATTTCCAGCAATAATATCTGTAATAAATCTAATCTTAGCAGAAATAATATCATATTCTTCATTTAAGATAATCAATTGTTTTTCTTTTCTCTCATAATACTTATGAAGTCTTGTTTGTGTCCATTCCTTAATAATTTCAGTGGTTGTGTTATATTTCTTAATAGCACCTTTGACTGAAAATAGATGCATATTATTCAAACTCAAATTTTTAGGAGATGTTAGATTAAATTCATTCTTAACATCCAATTCATCTTTATTAACTCCATCATTCATTTTCAATATAAACTTGACATTCTTTGCAGTATAATGATTTTCAAATGATTTCATATATTTATTATTGTTAATAAGAAGTTGTTCTAAATATTCCTTATAATTTTCTGTCCAGCTTCCAACAGGAAGTTCTGAAATTTCAATTGTGCTATAATCAGTCCATTTATAAATACCATTGCTACTATAATTACCTTTATCATTTTTAATGATTTCACCTTTGAAACCTAGATAATATGGTGTCAATTCTTCCATTTCAATTTCATTGATCATAGCCAATGATTTATCAATATCATCAATATTAAGAATTTTACCAATCTTATCATTAATCTCATTCATAATATTCATATAAATATCAATAATATCATTCGGATTGAATTGTGGGATATTAGTTGAATAGCCTGTGCCAATTCCAATACCTCCATTCACTAAAATCATTGGAATAATAGGAATATAATATTCTGGTTCAATTGATAAGCCATCTTCATCAAGATAATTAAGAATAGAATTATCTTCATCTCTGAAAATAAGTTTTGTTAATTTTGATAATAAAGTGTGAATATATCTTGGAGATGATGAATCTTGACCACCGCTAATTCTTGTTCCAAATTGTCCATTTGGTTGAAGTAGATTGATATTATTAGTGCCAACGAAAATTTGAGCCATTCCAATAATAGCTTCTTGCAATGAATTTTCACCATGATGATATGCTGTATTCTCACTAACACTTCCAGCCAATTGTGCAACCTTAATTTCATTATTAGAAAGATTTCTTTTTAAACAAGTGAATAAGATTTTTCGGGTGCTTTCTTTAAGACCATCACAAATATGAGGGATAGCTCTTTCCAAATTTCTATTGCTAAAATGAATAAGATCTTTATTAATGAAAGTTTCATAAGAAATAGATGTTTGAGTATAATCTAAAACATCATATTTATCATAAGTAGATAACCATTTCTTTCTGTCATCTGCTCTTTTCTTATTAAAAGCAAGATCAATTGATTGATCAGATTCCTCAGTGCATACATATTTAACCTGTTTCATATCTTTAAAATATTCTTTGGCTTCTTTATCGGTAGAAGTTCCAAGTCCTTTATAATATTTAATCTTCCATGAAGATTTATTTCCTTCTACTGTTTCAATCCATTTTTCATAATCACTCATATTATAGAATGAAATTACCTCTTTACTTGAATTATTAATTGCTTTAATAATAGGTGTTAGCATAGATGTTAAGAAACCATCATATTTATATAAAGAATTCCACAAAGTTTGAAAGACATTGAATAATAGTCCTTTAATATGGCTTCCATCATGATCCTGATCAGTCATAATCATAATTTTTCCATATCGAAGAGCGTCAATGCCTTTTGAATAATCTTTGTTTTGTTCCAATCCTAGAATTTTCTTAAGATTGGCAATCTCAGCATTATCTGAAATCTTTTGTAAAGTAATATCTTTAACATTAATAATTTTTCCTTTTAGAGGATATACACCATAATTATCTCTTCCAACAACACTCAAACCAGAAATAGCCATCGTTTTTGCGGAATCTCCCTCCGTTAAAATAAGTGTGCAATTTTGGCTGTCTTTAGTTCCTGCAAGATTGGCATCGTCAAGTTTTGGAACAATAATTTTATTAACTTTCTTTCCATCAGTTTTTACGAGTTTTTTCTGATCAACAACTTCAGTTGCAGATAGTGCCATTTCGATAATACCAGATTTATATAGCTTCTCATAAAACTTTTCAGACAATTCACATTTCGAACCAAATTTTGTAATTAAAGTTGTCAAAGTTTCTTTTGTCTGACTGTCGAAAGTTGGATTTTCAATTGTAGATTTAACGAAAATGAATAAATTTTCTTTAATATGTTGTGGTTTAATAGTTTTCTTTTTCTTAGCCAATGTCATATCTGTCAATTTCTTAGTAATGGCATTTGTGATATATTCAACATGTCGTCCGCCTCTGATAGTATTAATACCATTGACAAATGAAATTTGTTCATAATTACCAGTTTTGCTAACAGCTACTGAAACTTCCCAACGATCACTGACTTTTTCATAAAATCGCGGCTGAATAGTTTTAGTATCTAGAAATAGATCACAATACTTTTCAAAATCTTTTACATTAATTTTTTTATCATTGAAATAGACATTAACAGAAGCATCAGTACAAGCTGAAACATCATAAACTCGTCTTTTAAATAGTTTATAAATATCATCTGTCATATTAGTCAATCCAAATTTCTCATAATCCGGTTTGAAAGTAATTTTAGTATAAGACTTTTTCGCACAACTTTTAATTTCAGGTTGTTCTTTTACTGTCAAATTTTCGCTAAAAACTTGTTTATAAATCTTCTTACGACTGCTATCAATAGTTTCAATTGTAAATAATTTTGAGAATATGTTTGTAAGTTTGATACCAAGACCATTAACACCTCCAACAATTCTAACTTCATCATCATTATAATTTGAAGATGTCAATAATTCGCCGAAAATCATTTCTGGGATCCATACATCATATTCAGTATGTTTGATAATTTCAATACCCATACCATCATTGAAGATTTCAATAATTCCAGTTTCCTTATCGATATTAATTTTAATATTTTTAAGAATATTGGATGGGTTTTCATCATTTCTTGTTCTTACTGAATGATCAATTGCATTTACGATTGCTTCATCAAAGATTTTAAATAAACCAGGAATATAAGTAATATTAGTTTTAGTAATTTTATCATCATCGTCAATAATATAAGTATCAATAGTAAATGGATCAATCGTTCCAATATACATTGAAGGACGACTATAAATATGACTTCTCAATTCGTGTTTCTTATATTTTTTATCGATTTCAGAAGAAGTCATAATAATTGCAGTAATATAATTATAATTAAAATTATTTATATCATTTTTTATTTTTTTGTTTTAATTTATTTATAGTTGTTTTAAAAATTGATTTGTTTTAGTTTTTAAAATACTTATATAACTATGAATAGTGTATCATATTTCATTAATCTAAACCGCTATTCGGCTATAAAAGCATATCAATATTTCTATCACAATTCAGATGACGAAGATAATTATGTCGGTGGCTATGTCTCGATAAATTCTCACATTGTCAAAAAATTGCGTGAAAATATTAAAGACATTGTTATCATGGATGTAAGTGATCAGGAAGGGATAGTAATGTTTCAATGTTCAAATCGCACTGGTTGGGTATCAGAAATGAGAGATAAGGAGGGAAGGCATATGTGGATTGTAAATATCTTTCCACTTATTCCGTCTTAAGAAAGATGAGGATAAAAAAGAATAGCAAAAACTTTAATTTTTGTTATTCATAATAGAAAAAATGATTTTATAATATTAATTTAATTATAATGAATAATTTAGGTCAATATTTCACAACTAATGTTGAATTAAAAAAAAAATATTTGAATTTATATTAAACAATCCTTCTCATATATTAGAACCTTCAATCGGAAGAGGTGATTTAATTGAATATATATTAGGAAAAATACCAAATATAATATTTGATATGTATGAAATAGATAAAGAAATAAAATTATTAGATATTATAAATAAAAATAACAAACTTATTTATTCAGTACCATATCAACATTATACAAATAGTATAGAAATGTTTTTTAGTCTTCTAAAATCTAAATTACAAAAGAAACAAGGACTATTATATGAAGACTTAAATAATAATATTAAAGATGTAATAAAAACCATACCAAAAGAGTATTATAATAAACTATTAAATGAAACATATAATATACAAACAGATTATATAAATAAAAATAAAGTAAGAAAATACAAAAATTATAAAGACTAAAATCTGACATTTTAAATGGTAAAATGTGTAATAATATAATTTAAATTAGTAGTCATAAAAAATAATATAATTATTAAATAATAATTTCATTTTTTATGTTTATTTGGTAATTTAAATAATATAATGAAATAATAATTAAAAATGTCTAATATTAAAATAATTGATTATTTTTTGTATAATGGCGAACCAATTGTTGAATTTAGATTAGAATATTTAGATGAAGTAGTTGATTATTTTGTTTTAATTGAAAGTAGATATACACATTCAGGAATTAAAAAACCATTTTTATATTCAGAGAAAAATAAGGAGCTTTTTCAAAAATATGAAAATAAACTCATGATAATAATTATTGATGAATTTCCAAATAGATATGATTATGAAAAACTAGAGAAAGTTCTTAATTTTGATAAAGACAAAATTGATTTATATGAAGAAGTTTGGATAAGAGAGAAATATAATAGAAATTATGCATATGACATAATCATAAATCATTTTAAAGATCCTTTTATTATTATGGTTTGTGATGTTGATGAAATACCGAATAGAAATAAAGTCAAACATTTACATTCAGGCTATGACATATTACATGATGGGCTAAAAATTCAAATGTCCTTATTATGTTATGGTTTTAGATGGAAATTTGATGATTATTCTTGGTATTGTCCTTTTGTAATTACAGATAAAAAATTAAGAGACAATAATTTCTCATTTGATTTGATGAGAATGAATGGATATGTAGAAAATGATAATGTTAGATATATAATAAATGGAGGTTGGCATATAACGTCATGTTTAACTCCAAATGATATTATCAGAAAATTGGAGTCGTTCTCTCATGTTGAATGCAATAAAGAAAGAATTAAAAATAGAAAATTTATATTGAAATGTATGTTGTCAGGAAGATTTTTTGAAAGTTCTAAAAATAAGATGGAAATATTGATACCAACTATTGAAAATGAATTACCAGAAAATTATAAAGATTTTCAGGTAAAAATGGATAATCTTATTTTCCTTGAAGATGATGATAATAATGATGATAATAATCATGAAAATGAGGTTGATGTTGAAAATTATTTTAGAAAATAATTATTATTATTTAAAGGATTATTTTTATAACTTAACTATGTCTTTAATACTTGATTATTTTATTTATAATGGTGATCCGATTATTGAATATCGATTGGAATATTTAAATGATTATGTCGATTATTTTATTATGGTAGAAGCTAAATACACTCATCAAGGAATTAAAAAACCATTTTTATATTCAGAGAAAAATAAAGAACTTTTTAAGAAATATGAGAAAAAACTTATAATAATAATCATTGAAGAATTTCCTGATAAAAACGATCCATTATTTATAAATATAAATAAAAATAGACCATTAATAAAAGAATATTCAGATGATAATTGGGCTAGAGAAACTTATCAAAGAAATTATGCACAAGATATAATTTTAGAAAGATTTGAAAATCAACCATTTATTATATTTGTTTGTGATGCAGATGAAATACCAAATAGAAATATTATAAAAGATTTAAAATATAATTATTCTGAATTACACGAAGGAATAAAATTATCAATGCTTATGATGATATATAATTTTAAATGGAAACAAACATTACATAATTGGCTACATCCTTTTGTAATTACTGATATTGGAACCAGAAATTTATCATATAGCTTTATAAGATTAAATCAGGAAGGAGGAGGCAAAAAAGGTAAATTAATTAATAATGCTGGATGGCATTTTTCATATTTCTTAACACCCAATCAAATAATAAGAAAACTTGAAGCATTTGCACATTCTGAATGTAATAAAGATGAATTTAAAGATAAAAAATATTTATTATCGTGTATGTTGGCTGGATATAATTGGTATAATAAAAATGAAAAATTTGATTATGCAAATGAAAATGAATTGCCAGAAAACTGGAAATCATTTCAAATAAAATTAGATAATCTAATATTTGAAGAAAATGTATTAATTTAATTGAATTTAAACAAAAACTGATTTTAATTTTAAAATAATTATTTGCGCAATTAAAGTCATGGATATTACTGCAAATTATATTTCAAACTACATCACAAGCCGTGTTGAGGAGAAACATCCATATTTTGATTTCGATGATGAATATGATGAATTTACATCAGATGAAGACATCAAAAACCGTCTCATTCAAATCTTAAAATCCAATTACTCTTTTTCTGAGGTAAATGAGGTTGATGTTGAGATTTATAAACCACCTGCTAATCATATTTGCATGATTGAAATAGTGCATAATGAGGTTGCTTATCATTTCACAATTGAAATTTACATTTGCAGCAGGGGATACAAGTATTTGAATGTTCAGATTTGAATGACAAAAAAAGAAAAAGACTGAAAGCTGTTGTTTTTGGTCTTTTTTTTAAATAGAATAAATTTGATTTATTTTTATAAATTTTTAATAAATATTGAAATGTAATTACATTCATATTCATTGTTGAAATGGATCTTATTCTTTGCTGTATTTCAGATTATATCAAAGACCCTAAGAAGATTATGGAATATCCATATTTCTCTCTTCCGGAAGATTGCGAAAAGATTTATCACAGTAAGAAAAAGATAAGGTCATATATTCGATGTATGTTTAGGAAAAATAGATATATCTCAGATTTTAGAGTTGTTGATAATAATGATATGAAGACCAACTATAATCATATTGGAACATATCAAATCACCGCAAAAACTGGGAAAACTATTTTCATTACGATTGAATTAGTTGATGCAAAAATTAGTTGCAATCATTGGCATATTTTCTTAAATTGATTTTTAAGAAAAAGAAAAAAGACTGAAAGTTGTTGTTTTTGGTCTTTAAATTAAAGATACAATTTCTTTAACAATTTCTTCAATTGTTTTATTTTCAATGTCAATTAAAATGACATTTTTATTTGTTTCTAATAATTGTAAATAGGCTTTTTCATGTAAATCATGAATAGATATTAAATAATCCTCATCAATATTCATTTCATTATCTCTTGACCTTAATTTAATTCTTTCTAAACATTTTTTAGGAGATGACCGAAGATATATATAAAAATTTGATTTCCAGATTTTATCGGTCTTTTGATACATTTCATTAATAACATTATATTCATCTTCATTAATATGATTATTGATAAAATCATTTTTATTGAATGTATTTCTTATAAAATATGGGCTTCTTTCCATGAAAATGATTGAATTCGTTTCTTTGTCTTGTATCCAAGCACGGTCAAGCCAGACTTTAATTTGCATATTGAAATATCCGGTTTTGTTTAGATAAACATTATCTAAAAAAGGTTTCCATTTATCTATCGGTTCAAGATCAATTTGAATATTTTTGTGTTTGTGCAGATAATTTAAAATGGTTGTTTTTCCACAACCTATATTTCCATCAATTGTATAAATCACCATTATTTATTTAAATATGTCAAACTTTTTATTTAACTTTATCATTTTTTTAATTATATCAGTTGTAATTGGCTTACTTGCCATATGAAGATAATTAAATAGACAATCTATATTTTCGACGATAATATCAATTAATAATTTAATACAATCTGAGCTAATTTTTAAATTATAATATTTGCATATATTTTTAACGGCAGCTATAAATTCATTTGTGTCAGCTTTAGTTAATTTATAACTTTTTCGGCTATTTCCACCACCACCAATTTGAGCACGAGCTATTCCTGAAGTAAAATCAATACCTAAGACATCATTAGTAATATTATTTTCACTATAAGCAGGATTTATAGCACCAAAATAATCGGAGGGAAGAGAAGTGCCACCTTTCTTCATTTGAGGAGTATTACATTTATCATTAATATAATCTCTGACCATTAAAACAGCTGTTTTTTGGATAGTATTAGAATTATTAATTAGAGAGATTATGGAAGCTACGGAAATCACATTGAAAATTAGAACTTCGATATTTTTTGATAATGATTTATAAACTGTAGTATTTGATCCCGGATTAATCTTTAAATTATAAAATTTAATTATTGAATGTATCGTATTTAAAAATTGATTATTCATTATCTTTTCTATAAAATAAGAAGATAAAAAGATTATGAATATTGATTTTAATGATATTTGGATACCTTCTAAAATTAGAAATGGTCGTGTCGATATTCTTAAAAAAATCAAAGGAGGAACAAAAATAATTAAACAATCAATTTTAAATGAAAATAATTCAAGTTCTGTATCTAGAAATTTAGAAAATACATCATTATCAACATCTTTTTTTTCAAAAGAAAATATTGATGAAATTCAATGTGCTATTATAAATGAAGTTTATAGAAAAACAAACGCTAAATATCAAATTGCTAAGCAAAGTGAAAATGAACTTATAATAATTATGAGATCTTATTATTTACAATATGGTAAAAATTTACCAAATAATATTCCTTCTCAAGTTTCTGCATTAAATAATATGGTTGTTAATTGGTCATCGGATGAAATTATAACAAACATTGATCAATATATGAAATATAAAGAAACTGTTAGTACATTACCTATGCCATTAGAAAGATCTCAATTATCATCGCAAAAAGGAACAAAAACTCTTGAAATAAAATCATTTGTATAAATAGAATTAAAGAATGCCAAATTTACGAAATATAGAATTAAAACCAAAATATACTATTCAAGAAAATAGTTATAATGATATTAATTTTGAAAAGCGCAGTAATATGTTTAAGGGAACTATAATTATATGTGTTGTCTATGGAATTTTTGCATTTTTATTAATGGCATCAACCGCTTTTTCACCAAGTGCAAGAGTAATATTATTTGATAATTTCCTTCCATTTACATTAGTTTTTATAATAGGAACAATATTAATAATATGTTTGATGTTATATTATATATTTTCATATATTCCAGTGAATATAACATATCGTTTAGATGGTATAACTTGCCCTGATTATTGGGATGTTGAATTATTAGATGATAATTATATTAAAAATTCATTTGATCCACAATATCCATCATCTTATTTCAAATATAAATGCGTAATGAATAAAGATATATTTGATACAAAAACAATGTTTATAGATAGTTCTAATTTACTTGATAATAATAACTCAAATGCATATAAACACACAAATATATTAGCAGGTCTTAGATCATCACCATCATCATATGATGGTTTAGCAGGAACTTATAATTTAGATGCAAATTCAAATATATTATATGAAAAAGATATTAAAAATTATAAAAAATATGCAAAACTTTATAAAGATGTCAATTTATATTCAAATACTGATATTAAAAGTTTTATAAATTCAAAAAGTGATACATTATCAAGTAATATATTAAAGAATTTAAAAAATGTTGCATTAGTGCAAAACAATTATAAAATATTAGATCCAAAATATAATCCTAATAATATTACCGATATGATATCTTCTAATAATATGTGGAATTCATCTACATCATCTGTATCTCCTATTACTTGGAATTATTCAATTAATACAACTAGTTCAGTTGGTATTGGAACAGCAAATACTACATTAACAGTTCCTGGAACAAATCAAAATATAAGTGCTGTAATATTAGATTGGAAAGATTTAACAGCAGAAAAAGCATTTTATAGTGGTTATGATCTTTCATTAAACAGTAATGATGAATCAAATTCTGTTAAAAAAGGATTAAATATATATTATAATCCTAGCACAGCAGTCGTTAATAGTTATTTAAATTTTCTTGGTAAAGTAGAAATAACATCAAATCCATCAAATAATCCAACAATTTCTATGAAATTTATTCCAAATGTTAAAGGTGTATTTACAAGTGATGAAAATACAATTAGTGAGAAAGATTATATTTTAAATTCTGATAATATTATAATATCAAAAGATACTCCAGTTGATCCAGATAAACTTAATATAAATGGAAGTGGTTCAGGAAGCAATTATATAAAATTACCAAAAACAGAAGTAGGTTCTATGATAAATATTATAAATAAACCGATCATTCAATTATATGATAAAACAAACACAAGACCACAAACAATTTCTAAAAGTGTATTTGAAAGTTCTACTACTCCAATACCTTTAAATTGTGATGAATTATATCCATCATTCTTAGAATCAATGGATGATGATAATAATAATCTTCGTTGTGCTTATTCAAAAGTATGTAATTTTCCATGGAGTGATTTAAGATGTCCTTTACAAAATAAGCAGCTAAAACATAGTTATTATACTCCTTAATTAAATGTATATAAACAAATATAATTAATGTTAAAAATAATGATAAGAGGTGATTTATTGATTTATACTAATAATGGAATAAAAAGAATAGACAAGGTAACAAAAGCAGATTATGTTTATACTAATAATAAAGATTATGTAGAAATAGATGAAATAACTAGAATAAATGTAAAAAATTATTATTTATATAAAATAAAAACTTTTTATAATATTGATAATTATTATTTAGGAGGAACTAATAAAATTTATTGTATTCAAAATATACCATATGATATTAAAATAAAAGATTGTCCCGCTTTTATTGAGAATAATACTAGAAATTGTTCTCCGATTTTTAGTAATGTTAGTGATCTAACCGAATTTGATTATATCGGATTTCCTTATAATAATAATGACAATAATGACAATAATGACAATAATGACAATAATGACAATAATGACAATAATGATCAATATAGATTTCAAGGATTAGTATTGGTGAAACAAACAACATTTAATTTAAACAATAATTTAAATAAGGGAACAATTGATTTTTTAAAATCATATTTAGATAATAATAATATTAAATATGAATTATTCAATAATAATATTACAACCACTATTAAATTTAATTTGGAAGATATAAAATTATTGACAATGACCGAAATTAATAATTTAAATTATCAGCAGATTAAGATGATTATTGAGGGGTTTGAAGAATTAAACACAACAATTAGCACAACTGAAAAATATCTTTTCTTTCAATTGAAAAATATTTATTTTAAAGTTGGAATATTACTTTCAGCAAATTATATGAATAATAATTATGTAATTAAAATACCACCTCAAACAGAAACAAATTATTTCATATATAATAATTATATATGGTTTAAGATAAAAAAAATAGTAAAAACTCAGGTGAATTATAATGGACCTCTATTATCACTCAAATTAAAAAATAATGATAAATTTTTGAGTGAAATTGGATTTATTTCATAATGCCCTTAATAGCAGGATAAGAAACATAATCATTCAATTTAAAATCTTCGATTTTTAGGGTTTCAATCCATTTTATTTTTTCTTCAATTGATGCATTCATATCAATTTCTTTAATAATTTCAATAGTTGGAAAATCATATGGTTTTCTTTCAAGTTGAGTATCAATTTGTGTTAAGTGTTCTTCATAAATATGAGCATCACAAATAGAAATTGCAATCTCTTTAACCTTAAAGCCGCTTACTTTAGCAATGATATAAGTCAAAAGAGCAGTAGATGCAATATTAAATGGAAGTCCTAAAAATAGATCACTTGAACGCATATACATCATACAACTAATTTCATTATCATTAACTTTAAAGAAATTATAGAGAATATGGCAAGGTGGGAGAGCTTGTTGTGATAATTGGCAAGGGTTCCAAGCATTTAATAATATACGCCGACTATTATTATTTTGCAATTCTTCTAAAACATATTTTAATTGATCTATTTCACCATTAAATGAACGCCATTGAAAACCATAAATTGGACCTAAATACCCTTCTTCATAATCATAAAAACCATTTTTATCTAAATATTCTCGTGATGAATTTTCTTTCCAGATATTCACACCTTTTTTTTCAAGTTCCTTTGAATTGCAAGAACCTCTCAAAAACCATAAAAGCTCTTCAATAATTCCTCTATAAAACATTTTTTTAGTGGTAATTAGAGGGAAAACATTATTTGAAATATCAAATTTGATTATATGACCAAAATAGGAATATGTAATACCATTTCTATTTTCTTTTTTTATTCCTGTTTCCTTGACAATTTTTAATAATTGAAGATATTCATTTTCATTCAACATTTTTATAATTATTAATATAAATAATATTTAAATGTTGTTAGAATTTACGATGTTTTCAACTTGGATATTTATATGGTTTTTATTTTATTATTTCAAAATGATACCATTCAATCCATTCTTATTTCTCATAATTGCTTTTATAGTTGGTGTTCCATTAGGATTACATTATTTCATAAAAGAAAAAATTAATATTGATATTATTTATAAATATGTGATTATTAATTTCATGGGGGAAAATAGTTCCGGCTATTTTAATTTTTAATCATCCAATTATAATTTATGATATTCTTTTTGGCATTGGATTAATGGCAGTATTTTTAATATTTATGGCTGTTAATAAATTGTCAATATTAGATGAATATTATTATTATTTTGATAGTATGATTGGAAGAAATAATAAAATCTATTTTACGAATATTATATATGGTTATATAAATAAAAAATGAAATTATATTAATATAAAACTTTAAAAGGAAATGCAAACGGGGATAATATCATTTGGAGATCGTGTAGCTTGGAATATCAAATGCAACAAAGATGAAATATTGGATGAATTATCAACTTTATATAATGTTAGGATTATTCAAAAACATTATTTTAATATTGATGATAATAATATCAAATATTTAGCCAAAATACCACATTTAATTTCTCTGCGATCAAATGGAAATAGATATTATATTTATTTTACTTTGTATAATAATGTTGAAATCATTTATTATATTGATATGAAAATTCATACTGGATATGAAAAACCTAGAATAATATTAGGGCGAGGTTTATTTGACAAATCTTTATTTAAAAATACATTATTGGATGGTGAAATGGTAAAAACAAATGATAATAAATGGATATTTATTATTAATGATATTATAGCATATGAAGGAAATAAATTAGATGATGTCATATTGCCTGATAGATTGAAAATTATTTATAAAATCTTAGAAACAAAATATACACCTGATGAAATTATTGATGTTTGCACATATAAAGTAAAAAATTATTATCATTTATCTAAGAAATCTATTGATGAATTATTGCAATTTTCAAAAGAATTGAATTATACTTCTAGAGGCTTATATTTTTCATCATTTTATCTAAAACACAAACCCAAATTGCTAAATTTTAATAATGATATTATTGTTTCAGTTCATAAGAAAATTAAAGATAATGCTGTATTTAAAGAACTTCAATCAAAAACAGAAACTTCTTCATCATCATTGCCATCATCATCATTAGCATTACCATCATCATCATTATTATTACCATTATCATCATCATCTTCGTCTAATTTAGAATTATGGGTATCAAAGACAGATGAACCAGATATTTATAATATTTATGATAATCATAATATTCTGACTTCGAATAAATTAGGGATTGCATTTATAGCATCTATGCAAGATAGCAATAAAATGCGGAATATATTCAAAGATAAAAGCACAACACTTACAATAAAATTTAGATGTAATTATAATGAAAAATTTAAAAAATATCAGCCAATAGAGCAAATCGTGTAAAAAATGATTATATTTTTATAATAATTTAAATAAATATTAGAAAGATGAGTAATTATTATGCAGTTGCTGCAGGTCATAAGATTGGGATATATGAAAATTGGGAAGAATGCAATAAAAACATTGAGGATTTTAAAAATCCTATTTATAAGAAGTTTGATAATATTGAAGATGCAAAAAAATTCATAGAAGAATATACAGATACCATTTATGTTTATACAGATGGTGCTTGTTATAAAAATGGTGAAAAAAATGCAACTGCCGGAATTGGAATTTACTTTTCTAAAGATAATGAAAATAATGTTTCTGAAAAATTGGAAGGAGAATATTTAACAAATAATATAGCAGAATTAACAGCAGTTATTAAAGCTATAAATATTATAAAAAAGATGGAATTTAAAAATAAAGTCATTGTCACTGATTCTGAATATGTTATTAAATGCGCTACTACTTATGGTGAGAAATTGGCAAAAAATGAATGGAAATCTTTGACAAAAGATAAAGAAATACCTAATTTAAATTTGGTGAAAAAAATTTATGAATTGACGAATAAATATAATATTAAATATAAGCATGTAAAAGCTCATACTGGAAATAAAGATCGTCATTCTATTTCAAATTATTATGCTGATAAATTGGCAAATGATAGTATTGGTATTTCTGGTTCTAGTTCTAGCGAAGGCGAAAGAAGTAAAAAGGCAAATGATAACAATAAGATTTATTTGAATGTTTCATATGCTGAAAAAGATAAAGCTAAAGCAGATGGAGCTAGATGGGATCCGGGTGCTAAAAAATGGTATGTGTGTTCAGATCATAAAAATAAGGATAAATTGATATCTACTTATAAATAGAAATGAATATTATTCCAGAAATCATAAATAATACCATACCCCAAAGGGTATCAATTATTGCATCATAATAACCATAATTTTTATAATAGCTGCATGAAGTGAAACTATAGGTTCCATAAATAGCAAATCCAAATAATAAGCCATATAAAATTGTTGTTAAATAATTTTTCTTTTTTATTTCGATTGAAATAAATTTTAGATATAAATATAATGCAATCGCTAAGCTAATATATGCAATAATTATGGAAGGAATTTTTGGAACAAATGGTTCTTTTTGTATTTTTTTGCATAAAGTAGTATAATAATTATAGTTAAATGTTATCCAAGAAAAATCAACAATAGTAAAAATAATATAAGTTATAATGAAAGAAATAATAAAATTCATTTATTATTTATAGATATTAAAAAAAATGCAAGGAGGAAGGAATATAAGTGAAGGATATATTGGTTTAACATTAGATGTTTATAATAAAGATGATAATATTGATTTATATAATTTGATAAAAAAAGATAAGCCAAATGAAATTATTTTATATGGAATTGATAAAAAATATTTACTCACAGATAAATTAGATTTTATATTAAAAGAGATTAAAGGAAAATCTGATTTTATTGTAAAGAAAATTAAAAAAGGCGATTTGATAATGGGATTAGCATCTAAAAATTTTAATAATGAATTTAATTCAGTAAAAGATATTTATAGTTTTATGGGAAATAAAATTAAAAAATATACTACAATAAAACCATTATTTAAATATGATAATGTTGATATATATGCATTATCATATGATAAAAAATATTATTTATTTCAAGAAAAATGCATGAATACAATTGATAATATTAAATTTACTCAAAAAGAATTTGATAAAATGGTGAATAATATTAATGAAGAAATATTATTATTACAAAAACATAAATTTTTGCACAATGATATTAAGCCTGATAATATCATTTTATGTAAAGGTAAATATAAATTGATAGATTGGGACAGAGCATATTATTATAAAAAATTATTTAAAACATTATACATGAGAGGTTATTTTTTATTTAATCATCCATATAAATTTTATAAAAAAGGAATTCCATTATTTATTTATAATTTCTGTGTTTATGTATTTAAATATTTGGATAATAAAAAAATGAGTTGGATATTCAATTTAGATATTTATAAAAAAATAGAAGAAAAAATTTATAATAGTGTTAATTATCTTATTCATAATAAGAAAGCAAATAATAATTTAAGTAAATTTTATGATAATTATTCTTTTGCACTTGTTATTATTTATCTATCTGAAAAAAATAACTTAAAAATGCCTACAGCTTTTGTAAATAAATTATTGAAGCCGTTTCATATTTCAATTTAAAAATGATATAAGAATTTATTTTATATATAAGATAGGAACAAAACAACCGATCCTATAATGACAACTTATTCGATGTATCAAGAAAAACTGCGAAAGCAGCGAGAAAATCCTGAGACATCAAGAGCTGGTCTTAAATGGGAAGCAGACGAGGATAATGCACTTCTAAATAGAATTGATGAAGATGTTAGTATTGATGAAATTGCTAAACAACTTCAAAGAACACCAGGAAGCATTAAAACTCGTCTAATTGTAAAAGCTCTACTTCTAATTGATGAGGATCATTCAATTACTCTAGAACAAGCAGCAGAAAAATATAAAATTACAACACAAGATATTCAAACTTATCAAGCAAATAAAAAGAAAAGACAGATGAGCAATTCGCTCAGAAATAATCCAGTAAATCTCAATATGATTTATTCCCTTCTACTAGAAATCAATAGTAAGCTAGCATGAAAATAAAAGTTATTTCTTATTTTTATACGAATAATAATATAAATTTATTATTATTCCAATTATTAATAATAATATAAAAAATACAGAAATAGAAAACCAAGCAATGATTGTATAATAAACAAGATCTTGATATCTAATTAATTCGCAATCACAATTTGTATTTTTCAATTTTTTAATATAAATCAAGGTTTTAAATAAAATGAAAAGGTGAATGAAATTGATAATAAAATTTATTATTAATAATGGTAAAGGAAGATTAATAAAGAAATTGAAATGGCTATTAATTTTAATTGTTTTATGATAATTTGTAAAATGGGAATAAAAATATAATGCATTAATTATCATCCAAATTATCATAAAAATAAACCATTCTTTCAAATATTGTTTTTCCTTTTTAATTTTAGAATTGCAAGAACAATTATCAATTTTAATTAAATAAACTATGATAATTATTGATAAAATAATATTAATTCCAGTGCCTGTTAGTTGTTGCATTTGTCTATTTAATTGATTTATTTTTATTTGATTTAGCTAATAATTTTTTTGATGATGAAGATGAAAATGCAATTGCTAAATATATACCTGCAATAATCATAATTATAATATAAAAAGCCAAAATAGAAAATACAAAGATTAAATAATAATAGATAGTATTTAATTCTTTTAAGGTTCCACAATTACAGTTAATTTCTCTTAGTTTTTTAAGATAAATAAATAGACGAATAATCATAACAATATTAATAAAACCAAATATTGAATTTAAAATTGTAATAGGTGTTGAAATTACACCACCATTACTTATTAAAATTAAATTATAGATTATTAACCAAATTATCATAAATATAAACCATTCATATAAATATTTTTTTTCTGAAAGATTGGAAGAACATTTGCAACTATTCATTTTATTGAGCCAATGAATAATAAAAACATGAATAATTACAATAATTATTAATGAAACAATTTGAAAAATTGTTAATGTATTCATTTATATTAATCTATAATTATGATAGAAATAATTAAAATTATTCAATTTTGAACATAAACATAAGAATTATTCCTAATATTATAAATATTAATATAGCAAATACTAATAATAGATAATAATAGATAATATTTTGTTCTGGTGATAATCCGCAATCACATTTTATTTCTCTCAATTTACGAATATACATAAATAAACGCACAATCATTATTAAAGTTCCAATTCCAATAAACACACTTAAAATGTTTATGAATGTTGGGAATTCATTAATATCTGCTTCATATGCTATAAATAAAATTAAATAAAATATTTTCCATATTATTAAGAATACCCACCATTCTCTCAAAAACATTCCTTCAGGAATATTGGAACATTTGCATGTTGCAATTTTATTAATCCAATCTAATATAAATAATGATATCAAAATTGAAACAATTGAAATAATTATACTAAACCCAGTTGCAGATGAATATTTTTCAACTAGAGGGGGTTTTAATGATTTTCGTAAAGAACTAGACATTATTATCTAATAATGTTAAAAGAAAAAAAATATATAAGAATAATAATCAACTGTCTTTATATTGATTTTTAAATTAAAAGCTTTATTTAAAGAATTAATAGAATTATTAAACTATAATAATATAGCATTCTCAGATGTAACAGAAAATGAATTAAATAAATATATTAAATTCTTAAACGATGTAAGAAATATAAAAAAAGGAGGAAAAGCAATTATAAGAAATCATAAATTAAAATACCTACTCAAGAAAATATATAAGGATATCAAAATTTTATCCTTAAATTAATTTTGATGTATATTTTCTAGTAGATGTATATTTCCGTAATGTAAATATGAGATTATTAGGGCTATGAAAAAAGCCATAATCATCATAACAATTATAATATAAATAAGAATAATCAAATCTTTCAGAAGCATGTTTGAACATTTGCAATCTTTTTCATCAAGTATTTTTATATATTGATAGGTCATATAAATATTAATCAATCCTAATAAATTTCCTATTACAACTAAATATAATTCTGAAATTGAAAAGAACTTGAAGAATAATAAGATATCAAGAAAAAATATAACATACCAATAGAAATGAATTAATTTTTCTAAAATATTTTTTGAACATTGGCAATTATTATAATAAAGTAGAAATATCCATAATAAATAGATACTTCCAACAATAAAATTAAAAGCTAAATAAGTATTCGTAATATATTTTTTTAGCATTTTATTTTACAATAGATAATTTATCTTCAAGAGTTATTATTTTTTCTCTCAATTCTTTTATGCATTCTACTAACAATCCGCACATATTTCCATAAGAAATATTATAATGATTATTTTCAAATGCAATGACTTCAGGAAGAATTTGCATAACTTCTTGAGCAATTAAACCAGTTTCTGCATTTGAGGTGTCAGTTCTTATGTAAGTGTAGCCATTAATTTTATCAATCTTTTCAAGAGGATTTTCTATTTTTTTTATATTTGTTTTTAGATTACTATCTGAAATCGAAAGAATTGTTCCTCCTAAATAAATATTCTGCTTAGCTGTAATATTAGATGAAAATGATGTTGATAATTCAATCATCATTCCTATTCCAGTTATATCAGCATTTATTGTTCCTATTCCAATTCTAAGTTTATTATTTGTATCTTTATAAGTATTTATAATAGGTTGTTCAGATGTATCATATAAATTTAAATCTGCATAAGTATTTATACTACTTTTATAAGCTGTATTTGTACCCATACTAGAAATATAATTATAATAACCTGGATCATCTCTTATTTTACTATCTCCCATAAAAATTTTAATATTACTATCAGTGTCTTTGAATATAGAAATACTATTATCAAATAAATTGATATTATTATTATTAAAATTGTTTTCAATAATTTTAGAATTATTTTTATTTGTAATTTCAAAATTATTATTATTGTTAATAGAAATATTATAAATATTGCTTATATTTTTTAATGAGAAATATGGATATGAATTTGCACAAGTGCTATTTATAATTATATTTGGATTGACATTTATATTATTATTAAGAATAGAAATTGCATTACTTGCATAAATACTTATTGCATAATCTCCAATTTGATTATTATTATTAAAGATAATTGGTGCATTTGTTATAATTTTTCCATTGGCATTTCCATTAATTGTAAGATTGCTATTAATTATACAATTATTATTTAAAGAAAATTGGGAAATATTAGAAATACAATTATGATTACTTGAATTTATATTAGATGCCGTTAAACTATTGATTGTTGTTAAAAGACAATTGCAAAATGAAATTGTTTTTAATGGAAAATTATCAATTGATTTACAATTAATGTTATAAATGAGTGCATTTGATGTATAAATATTATAATTATCTAAATATTCATTTCCTATTCCTAAATTTCCTAATGGAGATAATGAAAGAGCTGTTTTATTATTATTAAAACAATTAATAAAATTCGTATATTTAGGATAATATATTCCATTATAATTATAATTATAATTATATTTATAAATATTTAATTCTAATGAATAAACAATGCCTCCCGCTGAAGTAATTGTTTTCACAATCTTATTAAAATTTGCTGATTGATAATTAGGTGGAGTTATTAAAGAATATGGATATAGAAAAATCATATATGTATTTGGAGGTGGAGTTATACTCAAAGAAGAATGATCAAAAATTTTGAATGTATTGATACCAGGATAAGTAATATTAATTCCTGATAAATTTGAGGTTGTATATAGATCAGTATTATTATATAATGCATCTGCTGTAATTAAATTTCCAATAAGAATATTATTATTAATAAAATTATTAGTAATGATGACATTAATAATAGAACCTGAAAAATATAAATTAAAAATAAAATTTGTATAATTATCATTATTTATAAATGGAATGCTTATAAGATTGCTATTATAGCTATAAAGAGATGTATTGATATTCAAAGAAATAAGATTTGTATTGTTGCTATCATTATTAGAATTTTTATTTATAGTTAATTGATTTGGGCTGATGGGATAAATAGAACCAATATTAATAAAACCATTTGAATTTAAAGCAAAACAACAATTATTATCATTTAAATTTTTATATTGAATAATATTGGATGAAATTGGATTTATATCAAATTTTAAGGGTATATCTGGATTATAATTAGAACCTATTGATATATAACCTAAATTATTGACAGTATGAATTAAAGTAGGAATTGATGGTGCTGTAGATGTTGATAATTTTGCTGTTCTGAATTCGACAATATTCGAACCTCCAATTCTTACATTTGAAGTAAAATCAACATATTTAATAATATTTATATTAGGTTTTAGAAAATATCGATCAACTTCATTAATATTATTATCAATCATATATTCAGTCCATAAAGTAGCATTTGAAGGTGTATAAGTTGCAACATTGGGAGTTCCTGGGAAATAATCAGTCAAATTTTGAAAAATAATATTATTATCAATATTTATATTTTGAATAATATTGGCTGATAATAATCTCAAACTTTCAGCAAATGCCATGTTTTTAATAACTACGGGTTTAAGATTGGGACTATCAATAAAATTAGTATAAATCGTTGAATTTGGATCAACATATATATTTGATGTAAATAAATTCGAAGATTTGATATTAATAACATCTTTCTGAACTTTCATTATAGAAGTTGTATCATCAAATTTAATTTCAAATGAATTATTTATATTACTATTAAAATTTAAGCTGATATTATTTCTAAAATTTGTAATATTATTACTAGTATAAAAATAATTATCGACATTTAAATTACAATGATGATAAGCAATCTTATAAAAATCGATCCTATTATTATCAACCGTCAAAATTTTATCAGTTGATTTATAAATAGAAATCTTATCATTGATATATCCAAATTCATAATTATTTCTAAAAGTAATTGTGGCATTACTGAATGTATCTATATCAGTATTTAAATAAATAAGATTAGATGATAATTTACTATTAATGTTAGTATAATTATTTGTTTCTTGCATTGTTTGATATGTTTTAATATGCTGTTTTACTCCAATTACAACAGCCATAATATTATTAATAATAAATAAAATCTAATTATTATATATAATTTATTTAAGGCGATTGCTAAATTATCTTTATATAATTCAATGGAAAGTGTGGATATTATTTTTGCTAAATATAATACTGATAAAAATAATGGAGGTCATAATTATTCAAGACAATATGAAGATCTATTTAGAAAATATAGAGATCTCCCCGTTGTCTATTTAGAAATTGGAATATTTGAGGGTGAAAGTTTAAAAGCAATGAGAGAAGTATTTAAAAATGCTAAATGTATTATTGGAATTGATATTAATCCATCTTGTAAGAAATATGAAGATTTAGATAATAATATTATTGTTGAAATTGGAGATGCCGGATCTGAAGATTTTATTAAATCAATTATATCTAAATATCAAAATTTTGATATTATCTTAGATGATGGATCTCATATTAATAAAGATGTTATAAAATCTTTTGAATATCTATTTCCGCATCTTTCAAATAAAGGTTTATATGTAGTTGAAGATACTCATACTGCTAGAATGCCTAGTTATATTAATAACAGTTATCCAAATCAATTAAGCTATTTTACAAAATTTATACCTGGTCTAAATATAATTGATGAGAAATGGTGTGCTGATCCTTTTAAAGTTAATAGAAAAACATCTGATATATTTGAAGCTTCTATAGATAAAATTGAATTTGGAGTTTCTTATATTGGAATACATAAATTAATTAGAAGCAACTGGCTTTAATAATATCTATTAAATTATTAAGACATATGGAGAGAATAAAAACTTATAAAAGTTATAAAAATGTAGTTAGAGGTGATGGATTAAAACAGCAATTATTTTTACAAAAATATGTAACTGAAAATGATATTAATCGTCTCTTATTATTTCATGGTATAGGAACAGGAAAAACGCGTTCATCTATTTTAATCGCAGAAGCATTAATGAAACAAAATTCAAAGTTTAAAGTTAATGTTATATTGCCGGCAAGATTAAAAACAAATTATATTGATGAACTCATGATTTATTTTGATACTATTCCAAAATTAAAGGCATTATCAAAAGAACAGAAGCTTGATTTTATTGAAGAAAGATATGAAATTATGTCATATGAATATATAATTAATTTATTTAAAAACTCTAAAGACATTAATGAAACTTTAAAGAGATTTACAAAAAATAGAATTCTTATTATTGATGAATTTCATAATCTTGTTGCCAATTCAATTCAAGAAGAAACAGTTGATGATATTTATAAGAAAAATAAATTGAAGATTACAAATAAAGATCCAATTCGAGCATTAATTATGAGATATATAGCAAGATATGCTCATAATAGTTGTAAAATGTTTTTTCTGAGTGCTACACCAGTTTTTGATAATTATCGTCAATTTATTGAATTGGTCAAATTGTTGAATAAAGATATAATTAAACAAGATAAGAATTTAAATCATCTTATACCATATTTGAAAGGTAAGATTAGTTATTATAATAGCGATGATAGAAGTGATTTTCCTGAAGTCTCTTATGATAATCTTGAAATACCTTTATCGGATGAACAATTTAAAAAAATGTTAGGTCTTCAGAAATATGAGAAAAGTGGAGATGAAGAAGAAAGTTTTATGATGAAACAACGACAAATCGGGATTTCATTATCAGAAGATGCAAATAAAGTTATTAATAATCTTGATAAATATTCACCAAAATTGAAGATGTTATTTAAATTGATTGAAAGAAATGAGGGAAAACATTTAATTTATTCTAATTTCGTTGGTCATTGTCTTAAAATTATTCATAAATATTTAGATAAAAATGGATGGTCCAATTATTTAAGTGGAAAGAAAAATAAATATAAATCTTATGTTTTATGGGATGGAACTTTAAAAGATGATGATAAAATTAAAATTAAAGAAATTTTAAATTCAAAAGATAATATTGATGGAAATAAAATTCGTGTTATTTTAGGTTCCCCATCAATTAAAGAAGGCATATCATTTAAACATATCCAGCATCTTCACCAAATTGACCCAGTCTGGAATATATCCGCTAAAAATCAAATCGAAGGTCGTTGTATTCGTTTCAAATCACATGACGATATTTCACTATCTGATAAAACTTTAAAAAGAAAAGTTATTGTTCATAATTATATATGTGTTGCTCCTAAAGATGAAAAAAGAAGAAATATTAGTAATGATGATGATGATAATGATGATAATGATGATGATGATAAAAAATTTGAAAAAAAGATGATGTCAATTATTAATTCATCACAAAAAAGAGTTTTAATTTATTCAAGAGATATGAAAATGTATAAACCAATTCTAAAAAAAATAATGAAGAAATATAATATAATTAAATATTCAAAAAAAAGAGATGATGATAGTGATTATCATAAAAAAGTATATGTATTTTTAACAAAACCGAAGATAATAAATAATATGAATATTAAAATAATATTTGCAAAAGCTGATGTTAAAGATTTTAGAGGTGAGAGAATTAATTTTGATTATATTTTAAGAAAAGTTTCATCAGCTAAGAGAGAAAAACCAGAAGGATTTATGACTTGTGATGAAAAGATATATTATAATATTATTCCTAAAAAAGAAAAATTGATAAAAAAAATAGAAGTCATTCTAAAAAAATCAGCGGTTGATTATTATTTATATAATTCATTATCTAAAGCAAGTTCAAAATCTTCATCAGAAGTTAAGTTCAGTTCAAAGGGTATGACATATATCGGAGATTATAAAGATGGAACTAAAAAAGATGGTAATCAATGCCCTAAAAAAAGAAGACCCGTTAATAATATTTGCCCATCCAAATACATATTAGCAAAAAATAAATATGGAAATGATTGTTGCTATAAGAAAAAAAAGATATAAGGATAAGTTATTAATTATAATCATGTGGTGAGTAATTAAAAGGGGTGTTTGATTATTTTATTTTTCTATTATATATCGGATGATTGGCCGAGTGGTTTAAGGCGTATGACTTAAGATCATATTGCACTATGTGCATCGTGGGTTCGAATCCCACATCATCCACCAGTTTTTAACATCCGATATATAAGATTTATTTTAATTATTATAATTAAAAATGATAATTGGAGGTATCCTAATTGCAACAACTCTAATGACCTATTACATCTTTAAAAAAGAAACAATTAATAAATATAGTCTAAAATATTATAAGATTAAATGGGGCAGATATTTATAATAAATATTCGATAATTTTATTGGCTTTTTGTTGTCCAATATTATCAATCTTTGTGAGTAGTTTTGATGGTTCAGGTGAAGTTTCTAAGGCTTTTAATAATAAAATCATAGTTGAATAAACATCTTTAATATTCTTTGCAATTTGTTTTGAAATTCCAGGGATTTGAGATAATTGCAATAAATAGCAAGTGTCTTTATCAATATTATCGCATTTCTTTGTTTTTATCTTGCAATTATCAATATAATCAGTTGATAATTGTTGTTTTTCTTTAATGAAATTATCTGGCTTTTTAATTATTTTTGTTGCTAGTAATAAAATAAATGTAGTAGTATCATTAACATTTTTAGTGAAAATTATATTAATATTATCTCTATAAATTGAATTATAATAAATACTTGTCAATAATTCTTGATTATGATTATTATTTGATGAAATAATATCCGATCCTTCAATAATATAATTAATATTATTAAAACTTTGATCTGATAACAATCTTAATTTCTGTTCTTTATATCGCCCATCTTTAATAGAACTAATTAGATCATTTACTGTTTTTCTTTCATAAACAAAGATATTATCATTAAAAATGATATGAATATCTCCTATTTCTAATTGTTTTTTTGTGATTTTGATGTTATTTTCAAATTTATCTAAATCTCTTTCGATAATATTATTATATAATGATGTTTCGCGGTTATCAATAATAATTTCTAAATTCATCTCAATAGTATATTTATATATTTATATTTAAATAGAATTATATGGCGAATGAAATAATACCCAATGAATGGATTTTACCTAATAGAATTGGATATAATGAAAATGTTTATAAAAATTTCAAGCCTGAATATTATTCATCTGAAATTTCAAAAGCAATATGCAAATGCGAAGATGAAGTTTGTGAGCTTGAAGAAGATAGCAAAATAAAATTATTTCCTCAACAAAGATTTATTCGAGATTATATTCAATTTGACAGTCCTTATAGAGGCGCATTATTATATCATGAATTAGGTTCGGGTAAATCTGGCGCTTCAATTGCTGCAGCTGAAGGTTATATAAATAAGAAGAAGATATTTGTTTTGAGCCCTGCTTCATTGGCTGTTAATTATGAAAATGAGATTTTAAAGATAAGTTCAATAGGATTGAATTTAAAAAAAGATTGGACACAAATTCAAATTTCAAAAACAAATAAGAAAGCATTAGAAATATTACAATCAAAGTATTTTATTAATGCTTCTATTATTAAAAAAGATGGGATTGTTTGGGTTCCTTTATATGAAAATGATGTTCCTGAAGCTATTGTTGTAAAAACAATTGCTGGTATTGATGACCGTCTTTTAATAACTTCAACAACATCTCATATTATAAAAAATAGATATACTTTCATTAGCTACAATGGATTATCTCCTAATCTTATAAAACAATTGGGACCATCGCCATTTGATAATTCTTTTATTATTATTGATGAAGTCCATAATTTTATAAGTCGTGTTGTAAATGGAAGTAAATTGGCACGAACTATATATTCCTATCTTATGGATGCTAAAGATACAAAAATAATTTTATTATCTGGAACACCTATGATTAATAATCCTTATGAAATAGCAACACTTGTTAATTTAATTAGAGGTTATATGACAGTTTATGAATTATCATATTCAAAGACATCAAAAACAATAACAAATGAAGAATTTATAAATAATCAGAATTATAATAATATAATTGATGAAGTTGTTGTTGATAATGAAAAAAGAAAGATAATGATTTCATTGCTTCCTAAGGGTTTTAAAAGAAATGAAAATGATAAGATTTATAAAGAACCATGGAAAGGAACGCCCTTAAAAATGATTGAAAATATAATTGATGATTTGAATAAAATTGATGGTGTCAAGATTAATATTAAATATGGAATTTTAAATTTTAGTGCATTACCAAATAACAAAGAAGATTTTAATAAATATTTTCTTGATGTTGCGGATGAAGAAAATCCAGCTGTTATAAATGAAGATCTTTTTATGCGAAGAATATTAGGTTGTGTAAGTTATTATAGTATTAGTGGAAGTGATCTTTTTCCAACTGTTCTACCTCCAGTAAAACGAGAGATGTTTATGACTGATAGTCAATTTAAATCATATGTTGAACAGCGAAATTATGAGTTGAAACAAGATTTAAATAAGAAAAGAGGTCAAGGACTATTTGCAGAAAATACATCAGTTTATCGAGCTTTTACAAGGGCTGTCTGTAATTTTGCATTTCCAGAGGATATAAAAAGAGTTTATCCGAAAGACATAAAGAAATATATAATGCAGGGAAATAATGATAGCGATGATGAATATTATGGTGGTGCAGTTGGAAAAGTTCAATTAAAAATAATGAAAGATGAACTCAAAAAAGCAAGAGAAATTTCAAAGAAATCAAAAGAAGATTTAAAATTAGCAAAAGCAGAAGTTAAGAAAGCAAAGGAAGATAAAAAGCTAAAACTAAAAGAAATTAAGGTTCTCACTGAAAAAGTAAAAGAATTAAATAAGAAATCTAAAGATGATGCTGAGAAAGTAAAAGAATTGAATTTAAAAATTAAAGTAGCCGAAGGAAAGAAAACTGCAACAACAACTAAGAAGGAAGAGAAAGAAGAGATAGTTAGCAAAAGAGATGAACCTATAGTAAATGTAGCAGATGAATATAATCATCAGATGAAATTGATGATGGATAAGTTATTAAGAAGTGATGCATTAGATTTAGCAAATTTGAAAAAACATTATAGCCCAAAATTTGCACAGATTATTGAAGATGTTGAAGCTTCGCCAGGATCTGTATTAATTTATTCATCATTTCGAACATTAGAAGGATTGGGTATATTATCAGAAGTTTTAAATAGACAAGGATATAAACAAATACAATTAAAGAAAGTTGATAATAATTATCTATTTTCAGATAATGATATATTTGATCCGAAATATGATAATAAGAGATATATTATTTTTGATAGTGATAAAGAAAAAACACGCTTATTAATGAATTTATTTAATAATGATTTCAGAAATATTACAAATGAAATGAAGAAAGCATTGCCATCAAATCCTGAACAATTATATGGAAAAATTGCAAAAATCTTCTGTATAACTCAAAGTGGAGCAGAAGGCATTTCTCTTAAAAATGTTAGAAGAGTTTTATTAGTTGAACCTTTCTGGAATAATGTCAGAATTGAACAGGTTATTGGTCGTGCTATTCGTTCCTGTTCTCATGAAGCATTACCTAAGAAAGATAGGAATGTTCAGGTTTTTAGTTATATTATGAAACTAACACAAAAACAGGTTTTAAGTGATTTCAATATTGAAAGAAATGATAAAGGTTTATCAACTGACGAACATATATTAATGACAGCAGAGAAAAAGAAATTTATTATAAATAAATTCTTGAATATGTTAAAGTCAGCATCATTTGATTGTATAATCCATTCTAAACAAAATAAACCATTATTGGGAGATTTCAAATGTTATACTTGGGCATTAGGAGTAAATGGAAATGATTATTCATATACATCAGATATTTCAAATGATTATAAGATTATGAAACATCGAAATATGCAAATGAAAAAGAAAAATAAAGGAAAAGTAATTATGAAAAAAGGCGTTAAATTTGTAGAACTCGAAAATAAATATTATGACTATTTCAGCTATGTTAATGCAGGTGTTTTAGTTCCTGAAAAGATATAAAGATATCTTTTTATTATCCTTAAATAAAACGAATGACTAGTATTGGATTTGTAATTGGAGTTTCTTTATTATGCAAACAATAATTTTTTAAAAAAGAAGATTAAATAATTATTTAAGAATAATGAAACATTATCTTTAAATGAATTTATAGGAAATGATAGAAAGAAATGAATTTAATGATTATATTATTTATATTATATAAATGAATTTATGTATATATAGAAATCCGGATAGTTGTGATTGTTGTAATTTTATTGCTGATAATAATTCTTATTGTCAAAAACATAAATATAATGAAAATAGATTATATGATATTATTAATAATGCAATTGGAAGAAATCCGATTGACAATTATCAAATCTATAAATTATTTAAATATATCTATGACAATAATTTTATTTATACGAAAGAATTTATATTTAGAGGATGTATGAAAATGTTGTTTATTCAAAAAAAAGATAATTTAAATTTAAATTTGAATACTTATAATATTGAGAAATATCATTATAAGAAATATCAAATAATTCATCGATTTTTTATGAATTCAATTATAAAGAAATATAGATATAATCCAGAAATAAAACTTCATAATATTGAAGATCCTTTTACTATGGATAATATTGATGATATTGAAAATAAAAATGAACTATTCTTATTTGATAATTATTTCTTTATTGCAACGGAATTAAAATATTATATTGATACGAATGGATTATGGAACCCATATAATAAAAAAGAATTTAAACCATATTTAATTAATCATCTCAATTATTTCATTTTTAAATATAAATTACAAAAAAAGAAATCTATTAATAAATATGAATGGTGTTCTATTCAACAGGCTTTTACAGATGTTTCTCAAATCATTGAAAAGATCGGATTTTATAATGATCCTAGATGGCTTTTAAAACTAACATCAAAACAAATAAGAGGAATTATCAAAACTTTTAAATTAGCTGCTAGAGAAAATAATGGAGATAATTATTTTAATAATATTACTGATAATAATATCTTCTATGATTTTGCACGAGAAATAATTTTATTATTTGAAAATGGAAATGATAATTTTATGTTATGTTGCAATTTCATTAAATCTATTGCTCTTTATAGTGATGATTTCTATAATAATATTCCGGATTGGATGGCAGATATAGAAATGCCAATTCCTACTACTATAATAACTATTCCTCTTAATCCTGCAAATAGTGCAATTTTCAATTCAGCAGAAATATTATATTTGCTTATGAATAATGACTACTAATAATAAAAAACAAAAATTGCCAGAATTTGAATATAAAATGAAATTAAAAGCTGCTATTATAGGAGCTGTATTTTATCTTCTTCTATCTAATCAAACTGCCTTTAAAATCCTAGGAATGATATTTAATAATTCTTTACAATTATTAAATGACAAAAATGAACCATTGATATTAGCTAAAATTATTATGGCTATTATCATCGCTTTTTTTATATTTTTCTTTTAATCAGAAAATTTATTTTTTCGTGATCGCCTTTCTTCCTCGAGAAGTCTTTTGAGGTTCTTCTTGTGGCTGATCTTCTTCTTCTTGCTGTTGTTGTTCTTCCTGCTCATCTTCATCATTAATCTTAGTATCTGCAAGATCTGCAGTTGTTACTTCGATTTCATCTTCCTGTTCTTCTTCCTCATCATCAACCTTCTCAGTATCACTATCTTCAATAAACTTTGGCTTATTGTTTTGAGATAGCTGAAACTTTCCAGAAATAATTTTCCAAGTGCAACCAAACTTACCTCCTGCCATCCAAATTCCTGTGAGTTCGATAATTAGCTGTGTTCTGCCTCCCTTCAGCTTTGAAATGATTGTTGTAAAATCAATTTCATTACTTTCCATGTCAAAGGCATCGAAATTAAACTTATCATTAGCACCATCATACGGAACCTTCGCACGAAAGGTAGGAGGATATTTTCCAACAACTTTTCCTGTCTTAGGATCCTTATCAACTTTAATCATTGGCGAAAACATACGAGAAACGAATGCCTTATTGCCATCATAATCATCTTTAAACCATGGCTCACGGTTCTCAAATGCCTTATCAATGATTTCTGCTTCAATCTCCTTCATCTTATTAAGAAATGTCTCAATTTTCGCATTCTCATCAAATCCCTTAAAAGAAATTGTCAAATCATATTTCTTATCGATATTCTTCTTGACTTCTGGATTTTTAATTGTCTTATCTTCATAACCCTCACCAATGCCATAAGGCATATACATTACAGGTGTTTGAATTCTTAGTTTTTGGGTGCCATAATTAACATAAATACTCTTAGAACCTGATGCCAATGTTCTGATATCAGAATATTTAAGCTTTGATACATCAACATTCTTCGGCAAAATTGGACAACTCATTGTTATATTTATTTCTTTATGAAATCTTTAAATAAAAAAATAATCATTTTTTATTTTTTAATGTATATAAAAAATGATTATTTTTATTAATTATCTTTCCATAAAATGGCAAATGCTTTAAATACTTCTAATGCATCTAATAAACATGAAATTAGAAATAAATATAAAGAAATGCTAGTCAGTGATATTCAACTTACAGAACTAGAAGCAGCAGATTTAGAAATTGGTGTTTTTAATGCAACTATTGATTATGCCAATTCTCTGAAAATTCCTTTATCTTGGTCAAGTGATCTTTTCATTGATAGTTATCTTAATATCGCTCGTTCTATTTATTCAAATCTTGATAAGAATTCTTATATTGGAAATTTAGATTTAATTGAAAAACTCAAATCACGCCAATTTCTTCCTAATAAACTCCCTTATATGAGTTGTGAAGATATGTTTCCAGAGAAATGGGTTGATATCAAAGAAAAACAGAAATTGAAGTTTAAGGCGGCTTATGAAATTAAACAGGTTTCAATGACAGATACTATCAAATGTGGGAAATGTAAGAATAATAAGATTTCATATTATGAACTACAAACTAGAAGTGGTGATGAGGCAATTACACAATTCTATAATTGTATTATTTGCGGTCATAAATGGAAAAATTAATAATATAATTATTATAATGGAAGGTTTAGCTAATCTTGGTGCAACTTGTGCAATAAATAGTTTAATTCAAATGTTATACAGAAATGAAAGATTTAAACAATTAATTTTGTCATCTATAGTTCCTGAAAATACTATAACTTTCGAATTAAAAAATTTGTTTAATGCTTTAGAAACTTATAAAAATAATATTACGCCTCATAGGTTTATTGCCAATTTTTATAATGTCTTTAATGGTATTTTTAGAAGAAATGAAGAAATTGATATTTGCGAATTATTGTTATTTTTAATTCAAAAGATACATGAAGATATGGCATTCGATATTAATGTTAAAAAAGAATTTTCAAATGTTTATGAAGAACATAATTATAATATTGCTATTCATAATAATTTCAAATATAGTAATATTTATAAATTGTTTCAAGGTTCTCATATGCATTCAATCCAATGTATGACCTGTTATCATACAACAAATACATTCGAACCTTTTATCACAATCTCTTTAGATATTCAACCAAATTCATCAATATCAGAATTATTAGATAATTATTATACTACTGAAACAAGAATAAAAGATGATTGGGTTTGTGAAAAATGTAAAATGAAATGTAGTTATAATAAAACAACTTCAATATGGAAATTTCCAGAAATATTATTCATATCTCTTAACCGTTTCAAAGATATGACAACAAAAAATATAGAATTAGTTGATGTCAATACTACTATAAGCTTAAATCAGATTTATAATCTTCATAGTATCGGATTTCATCACGGTATTTTAAATGCAGGTCATTATAATTCTGTTTGCAGAAATACAAATAATAATTTCATTTTATATGATGATAATAATGCTAATTTTGTCAATAACCTAGAACCATTATTGAAAACATCTAATTCATATCTTTTATGTTATGATTAAGTTCGAATAACATAAGGGCTATTATTTATAATAATATCATTTGGTTTTCTTGTTAATAATTGTTCTGGGAATTTTTCAGATAATAATTGAAATAATTTTGAATATAATCTTTTTTGTGTTATTTCTTTTGGTTCTTCTATCTTCTTTTTATTAAATAAATAATCAATGAATGATTGTTTGTTTTTGTTTCCTTCTGCTGTTAATAATTGTTTAATTTGATTAAATTTAATATTATCTAACCATTTTATAAATATTGTAATATCAGTTAAAAGATTGTCCGTTGTTAAATCTTCAACAAGACCAAAATCATTAATCATCATTAAATAACCAACATTTTTTAGATAATAATCAATGCCATAAATATTATAATAAAAATAACCTCCTGATTTTATTTTAAAATAGATGAAGTTATTATAATGAGCATCATCATGACATAAATTAAGATATTTATTAAAAAAAATTATTGATATCAAACATTGAATGGAACAATTATATAAAATATGTATTGTCTTTGCTGTAGTGATATTCATAATATCTTTAAATATTCCATCAGCCAATTCTACAACTGTTATAAGATAATCATCTTGCTTTAATATCTCTAAATTTGTTTCTATTATCATTTTTAATGATTTGTTGCATTTCAAAACTCCAAATGATATCGGAAAATGCGGACATCTATTTTTTAATACTAATGATGTCGTTTTTTTAAATACTTCTGCTTCTCTATCATTTCTAATAGTATAATCTGAAATTTTGATTGCAATTTTTAAAGCTTTTCCATATTGCTTATTTTTAATATCAGGTATAAAATAACCATCGAAAACAATTCCTTTTTCTCCTTTACCTAAGATTTTATTGACAATTATTCTTTTTCCTATAATAAATAATTCATTCTTATAATTCCTAAAACAATTACTATTAGAACTTTCTTTATATTCTTTGATATATTTATGAATAATTTTATAATAATTAATTCTATCATTAATATTTCCTGAATATTTATATAATAAAGGCTTAAAAAGATTTGCAATTTTCTTTGCAGCTATATTTTTATCTATTTTCTTTTTCTTTTTCTTATTCTTATTCTTACTAATAATTTCATTACATTCTTTTTCAATCTTATTATAAGTTGCCTTTTTTGTTTGTATTTTTCTTTTTGTTATAGGATTGATATTCTTATTTTTTAGCCATTTATCACAATCATCAATTTTTAGCATGATCTAATAAAAATAAATGTTTTTTATATTGAATATGGAATTTTATTTATTATAAGTTCATTCGGTTTTTTTGTTAATAATTGCTCTGGAAATAATTTTGAAAGTTCCTTAAATATGTTAGGATATATTTTATCTTCTAGTTCTTCTAATGATAATTGTTTATTAAAAAAATTTAAATATGTTTTTTTGTTATTATTAGTAATTTCAGTTAATATATATTTTTTAATAAAATTGATGATAGTTAAATTTTCTATACCATATAATAAAAATTCAAAATCACTATAAATATTTTTTAAAGTCAATTTTTCAATTAATCCAAAATCATTTAAAATTATAATTACTCCTAAATTTTTCAAGTAATAATCAACGCCATAAATATTATAATGAAAATAGCCACCAGGTTTTATTTTATGAAATAAATAATTATTTAAATGTGAGTCGCTGTGTGAATATCTCATTAATTTATGAAAAAATACAATAGCCATCATACATTGAATGGTGCAATTATATCTAATATATAATTTCATATATTTGATAATATAAGTATTATCAACATTATCTTCAATTTTAAAATTATCATGAATAATTTTTTTTAAACTTCTAGATGCTAAGAAATTATATAATGTTCCGTCTGCTAATTCTGTTAATGTCAGAAAATATTCTTTATTTTTTAATAAATCAGGATTATTATAATAATATTTATTTATATTTAATGGTTTTTTAGATTGCGAATTTATTAATGAACTTGTTTCGGTTTCTGTTTTATCATTACTTATTGAAGTTGAAGCTATACAAACCAAAACACCATAAAAAATAGAAAAATGGGGGCATTTATTTTGAATGACATATTTAGATATCTGTTCATATATATCAGCCTCTTTTTGATTAGCAAGTGTATATTCAGATAATTTAACTGCTAATTTTAATGTCTTTCCATATTTCTTATTTTTAATATCAGGTCTGAAATAAGCATTGAAAACAATTCCATATACACCTTCTCCCAATTTTTTATCTATGATTATTCTCTTTCCAATTCTATAAAACTTATCTTTATAATTTTTCAAACAATTATTTTTTGAAACTGTTTTATAATCTTTTAAATATTTTATGAGTATTTTATAATAATTAATTCTATCTTTGATATCTCCTGAATATTTATGCAATAAAGGTTTGAAAAGATTGGTTATTTTTATTGCAGCTGCATTATTTTGTTTTTTAATAATTTCATTACATTCTTTTTCAATCTTATTATAAATTGCCTTTTTAGGTTGTATTTTTCTTTTTGTTAATGGATTTATCGTTTTATTTTTAAACCATTTATTACAATTATCAATATTCATTATTTAATTATATATGGGATTTTATTTATAATCTTAGAAGAAGATGGTTTTGATGTTAAAAATTGGTTTTTAAATCCTTGTGTTTTTGATAATAATTTAAATAATAATGAATATATAGTTTTTTGTTTATTTTTTAAAGTCATCTTAATTGATAATTTTTGTATTTTATAATTTAACATATTTATTATTTCAATTATATCATAATTATTTAATATTTTTGAAAAATAAATTACATCTTTAATAAAATTAAAACTATTCAATTCTGTTACTAATCCAAAATCATTAATCATAATCAAAAATCCTAAATTTTTTAAATAATAATCAACTCCATAAATATTATAATGAAAATATCCTCCTGGATTTATATGACTAAATAAGATATTATCTAGATGTGTATCATCATGTAATTTATTTGTTAATGTATTGAAAAAAATAATTGATAATAAACATTGAATTGTGCAATTATCAACAATATCTAATCTAGGTTCATATTCTACTATATCATAAAAAACACCATCTGCCAATTCTGATAATGTTAGATAATATTCATTATTTGATAATATAGCAGCTGTTTCATATTTATCAGTATTTATATTAAATAATTCAATTGAATGATGTTTTTTATCACATAATAATATACTATAAAAGATTATAAAATGAGGACATCTATTATGAATAACATAATTTGATACTTCTCTATTTAATTTAATTTCTAATTCATTATTTTGATTAACTTCTGAAATTTTTATTGCAAGATCTGATTTTTTTAATAATGATGATGACTTAGAAGTTATAAAATGTCCACTAAATACTATTCCATAGGATCCACTTCCAATAATATAATCAGTTACGATTTTTTTCCCTATTTTAAATGTTGAGTTTTTTTCATCATATTTATTATTTGTAAGACAATTTTCAAATCCAATTGTTTCATAATATTTTTTTAAATATTTATTTATAGAATTATAATATCTTATTCTATCACTATTCATTCTATTTTTTAGTATTATTAAAAATATGTATTAATTTTAAACATAATATAAAAAAAATGGATTAAAATCTGTTTTTAAATAATATATGCATAAAAAATGCAAACTATCATCAATCAAATTGAAGATATGCCTTTTATTATGAAATATGCAATTTGCGAATGTTGTTCATTTTTCTTGCAAAAAGAGTTCAATTCACTTTATCTGAAACTGAAGCAATCAACAATATCAAAACGCAGATTACAAAAGATGGCGACCATTTGGGAAAATCCATTTATGTAAAATGAATGGATGAGATTTCAAAAAAAGCTAAATATTATTTTTGGCTTTTTTGATTATAATTTAACATAAACATAAATAATATTAGTATTAAATGAATAACATAAATTTTTATCATAAACATTCTCAATTTTACATTTTAAATTATATTTACATTTTGTTGTGCAATATGTAATGTCTTTATTTATATTTTTATTCCAATTTTGTTTTAACAAAGAACAAGGAATTGTATAGTCTTCACCATTATCACAGCTAATAATATCACTTTTAATATCAGAATTATAAATATAATCTTCGTTATTATAAGTTATTGCACTTATACAATGATAACATTTATTATTATTGCATTTTTCAATATCATTATAATGCAAAATATAATCTAATTTATATGTAATTCCATTAAAAATAATAATGCCGTCATTTTTAATTATTAATGTTTTATCTTTCATTATTTGAATAAAAGATGGATTAAATGATAGTTTATTAAAATTTTTTTGTAATATTAAAATATCAGGTTCTTCTTCATCTTTTTCAATTCTTTCATTTTTATATTCAAAATATATATCTTTATCATTACTATAAATATGTTTTGCTTTGATATCTAATAATTCATATAAATAAATTAGAAATCGCATATCTTCTCCACTCATTTTATAATCATTTTTAAAATCAAAATGTAATTCATAATAAAGTCCATTTTCTTTCAAATTCATATTGATTAAATCAATAAAATATGCATATTTAGAATAAAAATAATTTAATTCTAAATAATTTATAAAATCTTCATATATATCTTTAGATATTTTTATAATATTATTATCAATAAAAATTTCAGATGTTTTTATATAATTAGCTAAAAATATTTTATTAAAAATATCTATTGTCATTTTATTTAAAATATTATATGGTTCATATTTTAGGAAATCCAATAATACACAATCTGATGTAGAACTAATACTATCATATTTTTTATAATTATTTGTTATATTTGTAATGATATCATTAATAAATTCTTTGAAATAATTGTTTTTTGATTGAGATTGAGATTGTTTTATTAAAGCTTTATTTAAATCACTATAGCATATTCCAGTTAGCATTGATATATATACACACATTGATGTATATTGAGGAATTGTAATAAAATTTGAACTATTTTCATTTGTTTTATCATCAAGATCAATAATATTTATTATTGTTTTAAACATTAGATTTTTTAAATAAATCATCAAATTATTAATTTTAGAAATATTCATATTATTACTACTTAATGTAAGGGAAGCATCTACAGGAGTTATTAAAATTTCTATATTTCTAATATTAGATATTGATAACATTTTATCCATATTTAAAATATCTAACATGGATGTATAATTTTGTTTTTCAAATCCAATTTCTTCTTTTATTTTTTTATATATATTTATAAGATCAGAAGTTGTAATAATACCATATTTATATTGATAAAATAAATTTAAATAAATATAAAAACCACTAATATTAGATAAATATTTTATAGTTATATCAAATATACATTTAAATAAATATTCATTATTTTCATAATTTGATTGATATATATCAATTATTCTATCATATACTTCTTTAATTTCATTTAAATTTTTAAAATTATTATTGTGATTTTTTTTATCTTTCTTTAATATTTCTGTCATATAATTATTATTTTTATCTATTAAATCATTTAGTCTATAAATTGTTTCAATTAAATCTTTATTCATATTTAATAGAATAATCAGATTATAAAAAAATTGATTATAATTATTATTATTATTATTATTATTATTATTATAATTAATGGTATATTTTCAAACTAAATTGAGAAATTGGATTGATTTTGACAAACTTAACTTTTCTAAATTATCATCAAATCCAAATGCAATAGAAATACTTAAAAA